AACCGCTAGGTTATAGGCGTAAGGATCCATCATTGCAGGAGTCTGTTCTGCTGATGCAGGCAAATTAGTTGAAGGCGGCGGTGGAGGGGCGTTGTTTGATCTTCCACCACCAGAACCTGTGTTATCTGCTTGAATAGCTACGCGGCTACTACCTGCATCACCTGCACCTGGAACGTTAGGTAGAGTGACGCCTTCATCAACTGTTGCTTTTTGAGTACCAGCTGCAATACGTTCTTTTGTTAATCTGTCAGCTAAAGCTTGTTGTTGTGGAGTAAGTTTAATATCTTTCATTGTCCCATCTGCAACATTGGGAGTCATGACTCCATCGCCAAGTGCAAACAGTCCTGCAGCCCCTGCTAAATAAGGCAGAGGTGCCATCAAAGAACCTTCAAGAACAGCTCCTCCTACATTGCCCTGTCTTAATTGATTAGCAGCACCCAAGACACCAAGACCTTGAAGACCTCTTCCTAAAAGATTACCTCCGGCTTTTGGCGGGATTCCTCCACCAGTTACTGTGTATCGCCCTGGAGCAGAAACATTTACAGGCTGACCTCCTGTTGGGATAACAGGAACACGCGTTGTCCCTGAACCAGCTTTCTTGGCAAAATCTTTACTTGCTTTTTGTAAAACCTGTTGTCTAACAGGTCCGGCAAAAGGAGCTGCAGCAGCATCATCTAAAGCACCTAATGCACCTGTAGGTACATTCTGAAAACCTGCACCTCTAAACTGAGGAGGTAAAGCACGTCCAAGAGTATCTGAAGCACTCTGAGCTAAACCTTGATATGTCTTAGGATTAGTTGCAGTATCTAATAAGGAAGCGGGTGCAAAACGTCGTTGTGGGACAAGACGTTTTCCTCCTTGATAAGCACCTTGAATTATGTTCCGTAATAAAGACATGATTAGCGATAGGTAGTGTGGAGATAGATGTTTGCGCCAACAGCGGTGTCAGCAGGTCCAGGGAGAGCCTGAATAAACTCAGCTCCAGATCGCTCATATCGATAACGCGCCTGGAAAGGATCTTTGTAGTTAGGTACATAAAGAATCTGTGCAAGACGATTGGTCTCATACAGATAAACTTCGTCCCATACTTTAAGAGCATCCTTTACATTGCTAGAACGAATCGTACGATCCACGTCACCAACAATGCCTTCAACTCGGGTACTTGGTGGAGTAAAGTTATCTTCAAAAGACGCAAGCTGTGTTTTGCGTTCAGCAGAATCACAGCGCCCAATTTGATAGACAATCTTGTCATGAAACACTGAATCAGGAACTGAATTCAATGCTTCTTCTAAGCGGGCATAATCACCTGCTGGGACACTAACAACGTAGTAACCCAGGTGATATCTAATGCGGCTTTTATTAAAATCAGATAACTGCACAACGTACCGTCATTATTTGTTAATTATAATCTGTGCAAATAAAGAAGCCCCGTAGGGCCTCAGACACGAACTAAGTCAGCAGCAAAAACTGAATCCCAATCAACCCTAGGAATCTTCCGTAGCTGTTCAAGACTATTAAATCTTTCACCTGACAAAGAAGATTGCATGTCTTTAATCTCTTTTGCAGTTTTCATACCAACTCCCTTGATATGATCCGCAATCATTTGTGCAGTTGCCGTATTAATATTTAACCGCGTTTCTTGCGGAAACTTACGCGGTTCTTCGCCTTTTGCTGCATCTTTGACTTGAAGAGTTTTGACCTTTTTTGTTCCGTCTTTATCTTCTTCAAGTTCTGTTTTATAAACCGTGAAAATACGACCGTCTTGATCTTCGACCATATACCAATCACCGTCATCCCACTCGGTGATAACCTTCAAACGTACTCCTGTCTTTTTGTGTTTAAAGAGCATAGGGACCAGATTTAACCTGGTCCCATATTACTCTATTTAACTATCAATATCCAAGATAGTTAAGGACGATATCAGGAAGCGATCTTGTAAGGAAGATACTGTTCAATATCGTCATACTCAACGGCAACATCCTGACGGATGAAGCACACTTCGCAGAGGATGTAGCCAGTACGGCCAGCGGCCTTATCAGCATCAGAGATTGCCCAACCACCATTGGTAGAAGTGGAGTTGGTAGCAGCCTTTGAATAAACACGGAAGGCTTGATTGGCGGTGTACTCGCTGTACTCAACACCTGAGGTGAGAGGAGTAGCTCCCAGACCACCGGTACCAGCTGCAATATTGTTGCTGGCGGCAGTGACATTAGCGCCGTGGGGGACACCGGAGAAGCTCACAGGAGCGGTAGTGGTACCAGGACCGAAGCCAATCACCTGGGTAGCACCTGAAGTAGTCAGGCCGTCTGCTGCAACGCGACCATCGCCCCAGCCAGAGGCTACGGAGATAGCGGTACGGTAGACATAAGCAGGACGAGTAGTGTCTGCAGTAACGGTCATCCCGGTGATATTCACACGGGTATCGTCGTTTTTATAGGGAGAAGGAATTTGAACTTCAGCAGTAGTGGTGTAACCGTCACCAGTAGAAGTGGTAACGGGCACATAACCACGCAGCTGATAGAACTGCCAGCCAGGATTAGCCAGAACAGAAGTCGGGCCACCAGCGGAGGCATCATTGGAAGAGTCACCCGTTGTATCGATATTCTGATACCACCCGTTAAGGGGCTCAGTCATATCACCAGGATAAATCTTTTTAGCGGATAAGTATGCCATTAACTTTTCTCGTTTTAGAGGTTGACTTTTTTATAATGATCAGACCACGCCGTCGTCAGACACGAAGCTGAATGCATTGGTGATGAAATCCTTATTCAGAACTTCGAAACCAGCATAAAGCTGCCAAATAAGAATGATGAAGCGGCTGAAGTCATCGTTATTATTGATCAGCACCTGAGCGTTCGGGCCACCAATACCAACACCAATTGACTGAGGACCAAAGAAGTAACCTTGGGCAACTTCTTCAGAAGCGTAGGTAGAACCGTCATCAAAAGATGCGGTGACATTCTTGGTGGGGAAGTTGGTTGACTCGAAGAACTTAACGCCTTCAAACTGCACACCAGTAGGCATCACAGGCTCACCAGCCAGGAAGTAGCCTTGACCAGCTTGGGGACCCATGTAGAAGCTGGTGTTGTTAGGCATCATGGGGTTAGCCATGTACATGCCTTGACCAGCATTGCCGCTGTAGCGAGCGATCTCGCGGAAGTCATCGTCCCTCCGCAGATGCATCATGAAGACGGGATCGCAGATGCAACGATACAGACCATCAGCGAAGGTCGGCACGTTGCGCTTACGCAGATCCTTGACTACTTCGAGAAGGTCAGTGCGAACAGAGAACTGTTGAACTTGTGCAGTGTACTCAGCACCGGTATAAGAAACACGGCCTTGGGAATCCTTAGCCTTGTCACCAGCAAAGTAGTAACCGCCTTGAGTGGATGAAGCTTGGCCCTGGGCCTCAGCTTTAGCCAGTTCGTCAATAAAGACGCGGTCACGCCAACGGCGATAGTCATCAAGCAGGGTCAGTGAACCAATGCTCTGATGGAACATGTTCAGGTTGCCGGTGTCCAGCAGCAAGCGCTGTGCGGTAACCAGGGTTTCCCGTGCAATCTTGAAAGTAGAAGGCTGGGTAGGATCAGCCGGGTCCGCAGGACCGGTGTACTCTTTAAGCACAACCAACACCTTCTCTTTGGTGATGTTGCGGCTGTTAGCAGTACCAATAGTTTGGTCAGCAATACGCTCACGGCTGTCCTTCGTGCCGGGGGATCCCCAGAATTTATAGCGATCTAATTGCACAGTTTGGCCGGGCTGGGAGGTGAAGTCATGCACCACCACAGGCTCACAAGCCATCTCGCAAATATAAGCAGGGTGCGGACGGTATAATTCCGCGCCCAAAATCTTAGGAAAATCGTTATCTAAAAACATTAGTTATTCTCCAGTAACCCAGGAATAGTTTTGTCGGATAAAAGAATGGACAAAAGTCCTATCTAATTTAAAGTTTAGCAGTCTTTAATACATTGGAATCATAGGAGCTTGCATGCTCATACGAGAACCCATCGTATTGCTAGATCCAGGTGCTTCAGGATCAATTCCCATCGCTTGACCGATAGCGCCAACTGCACGTCCTGCAGCAACACCACCTAATCCAGCTGCAGCAGCAGCGCCGGGAACCATTCCAACTGCTGCCGCTTTACCTAATTTGCGTTGTGCGCCTTCATTAGGAAAAGGAATAGCAGCATTTTGTTGACCAGGGACACCAAAAACAGTGGCATCAATTGCATCAACAATATCAGCAGCAGCGCCTGTTGCAGCACTACGAACTTTACTTCCTTCAGGAAGATTACGTCCGTAATCATCGATAACATCGCCTACACCTGAAACGGCCTTCTGGGCACGCATAATTAATTGCGGATTATATTTACCAGCAAGTTGACGTGCACCAACAAGACCAGCAGCACCGCCAAGGGCACCGGCAGCACCGGCACCCAAGACGGCTGCGGGATTCTCGTCTTCAGCAGCAGCCATTCCTGCTACGCCTAAACCAGCAGCAGCGGGAACACCATACTTAAGACGATTACGCATTAGATCACTCCATAACAAACAGTTTTTGAGACATCGCCTGAGGTGATGCCTGGTTGATCAAACGCCATGCTTGGGTCGGATCAACATCCATTTGCTGTTGGAAGGAACCCCAGAAATCAGTAGGAGCTTGGGGACCAGCGGCCTGCGGAGGTGCGGGCATTTGTGCACCGGGGACCATGGCCTGAGCATTTACTGGCTGCGTAGGATAACCAGGGGTTTCCAGTTCAGCTTCTGATTCATAAACAGGGTAAGGACCTTCAGGACCAAAGAACTGCAGCGTGTAATCAGACAGAACATCGGGATTCGTCAGAATCTCGTTGTAAGCAAGATTTTCACGATGCTCGTTAACAGCAAAGTTTGCATAATTCTTGAGAGTGGTCTGGGCTTCTTTGCCCCATTCCACTGCTGAATCAAGCATTCCCTCAAGATTTAGGGCGTACTGATTTAGAATCGCGGGTGCTTCGGTTCCGTAGTTTGCGACCACCATCCGGCTCTCCGGACTCCACTCCAGCAGATCTGCTACGTCCTCCAAGGAGTTGATCTGCGAAGTTGGGGAAGAGTTGCTGTATGAGGTCTGGCTTGTTTGCGAGATCTGCTGATCCGATGTCGCCCAACTGGGAACCTGGCTGGGAGCTGCCTGAGTACCCCAGTTTGCCTGGGTATACTGAGTCGCTGCCTGATCCGGGACCTGTGATGGTTGACCCTGGAACGGGGATTGCACCGGGCTGCCCAACAGGTTCACTACCTTGTTGAACGCCGATTCCCATGGGTTGCCCTGAGTCGCCGCCGAACCCTGGGATTGGGGGGCGAATTGAGACGGGGCGGATTGGTAACTGGTATTCGGAGCCGGTGCTGCCTGGGGCACCGCCTGGGGGTAATACGTTCCCACCTGAGCCTGGGGAGCTGCCGGAGCTTGTGCTGCCGGTGCCGCCGCCACGTAATTGCTCGGGGCCACGGACTGGGGGCTCGTCTGTGGGATCGATTGGACGGAAGCGTCCTGCATAGCTCATCTCCTTTTGTAATGCTTCCAAAGTTCGATACAGATAAGGTGTTAGGTCTAATCTCGGGTCAGCTGCCATAGGCAAGTCTGGAGATTGTGGGTGCGGGGTCTGCATCATCCCCGACACCAAACGAGAGAACTGGTTATAAGCTCCCTGTAATTCGTTTACCATCCTGAACGGAAAGCCCGAAAGCATTTCCGCTCTTTCCTCATCAGTTTTAGATGGGAAAAGATATTTCAGTGCTTCAATGCTATCAACACCTAACTCTTGCAAGTTACGCACGACGATTGAATTGTTCAGAATATCCTGTGTTGATTCCTCATACACAGGACCAAGCCAACGCCAAAGCATTGAGATGTCACCATCGGGTATCAAACCTTTGACACCCGGTGGAATCATCTGAGCTTGGACGCAAGCCATCATTAACTGTCTAACACGTTCGTCATATTCTTCCATTGCAAAGTTATAACCATCCATAGCTTCTGGCGGAGAGCCAGCTGGTGGTGGAACAGGTTTTTCAAATCCTGCTGCTGCTGCCAAAGTATCCATAAACATCTTCTCTTCTTGGAAGATGATTAACTCCATACACCGACACAAACCATGTGTATAAACAGCATTTGCTTTTTTCTTACTAGTCGCTGCAACGCGGCCAAACAAAGACTTATATTCAGTTGCAGTAACACCTGCACTAATTGAAAGTTCGTCTACACCACCTAATGCTGTTCGGATTTCTTCTCGGTATTGCCGCACAAATGCATTCTGATCTCCAGAAATTGCATCAGGAACAATATAACCAACTCGATCATTCGGCTCCAAGTTGGCAATCACCCTAGGAACACGCATCTGACCATCAACACCACGAGTGATGGGATCCTGTTTAAAAGTAGAACGTGACATTGCATTCATACTCTGAAAACCAGAGTTTGCTGCAATTGATGGACGCTGAGGACCGGAGTCAGAATTACCTGGCTCCATCAAGTCTGTTTTAGGACGAGAAGAAAGAAGCGTGGGATTACCAAAGAACTGCAAGTTCTTTTTCATGTTGCGAACTAACTCATCATGCGTAATGATGTGCTGAGCTAATTGATCAAATTCTCCACTTCCTTCCATGGAGAAACCTTTAGGGTTGTTGAAAATTTCAACGCAAGGAATATAACGTAACTCGTTAGGAAAAGTTTTTGTCTTACCAGGCATCATGGCACTGGAGTTGACATTATCAAAAGATATCTCACCTTCTGAGTGAGTTTCTTCAATTGTGTCAGGTTTAATTGATAAACGGATATAACGTTTTTGACCGGGACTACCAGAATCAGCTGCTTGTGCTTGTGCAGAAGGAGTGTTAATTCCTCCAAGGCCGACATCTTGATACATACCGGCTTTACCGGTTTTAACCTTATAGCTATAAATAATAACGACTTGTTCTAATTCGCCATCGACATTGTAATAAGAGCGGTACTCGTGGCTACGAAAATAATAGAGACGGTAATTATTTTTAGTAGGCCGAATGTAAAAAAGCCCCTTTCCATCACATAAGAAATAATCCCATATTGAATCAAGACGCGTATCTAGTTTGTTATATTTGATAACTTTATCGATAAAATCTTTCCGCTGATTACCAAAGTTATCTTGCGAAGGAAAAAACTCAACACCTTGGCGAATGCCAAAGAGTTTCATCTGTGCAATATGACCAGCAACAATACCCGTATCGACATATTGTCCTCCATCACGTTCGATGTAAGAGTCAATAATTTCTTTAAGACGCGCCGGGATTGCCATTATTTACCAGCCTTTGATTTATACATCCTAGCAGCTTTACCAGCTTTCTTTGCTTTCTCAGTATTAGCTACGAACTGCTTTCCTTTGCGAGAACCTTCTCGTTTCTTACGATCAGTATCTTCCCTTTCTTCTTTAGAAAGTTTGGCCCATGCTTTTTTGGGAAGGTAACGCTTGGTCGTACCGTCTGATTGGATTGCTTTATCTGCCATGATTATTGAGGCCGTTGAATTGTGTAGTCAATTTCATAAGGTTTGAACTTAATAGGCAATGCATACATAACAGCTCTACCTACATCTGTCAAAGGACTAAAAGTTGTGCTTTTGCCTACTACATTCATATAAGTGCCAAATTGTTTTTGTTCTGGCGTTAACATATGGCTGATATCTTGAAGTTTATCAATTTTCGGATGATAACGTTTTGTTGGATCAAAAGCTCCCCTTAAAGTTTTATACGCTTTACCTGGTTGGAATTGACCGCTAACTAAATCAGGATCTTCTGATCTATTCTCCATGTCATAAGTATCTCTGACCCGTACAGTAGTAGGTGTAACTTCAGCATTAAATTGCCCAAGGGTATGAGAAGCTACTTGATCCCCTCCTCCATATGGATATTTTGGACCTGAAGTTGGAATACCGGGTCCAGCTGCAGGAAAAAGCCTAGGTGCCATTCTCATTTTTGAAGAGTCTCCCATAAGGGCAGATTTTTCATCAGGAAACGTAGGCGTCATTAACAAAGCCATAGGAGGTTCTTCGGTTGCCTGAAGTAAAGATCTTTCAGTTGATGGATCTAACTTTAAGTTTTTATTGCCGACTCCTGTAAGATAACGCCCAAATAAATTTATTCTGTCTGGCAACATATTAAAACCTTCTGCTGCTACAGATTGAATACCGCTTCCAAGTGCATCTGCATATTTACCAGCAACATTAAATAAAGGCATTTTAAATCTCTGTTTCTAAACACTCAGGCCAAGTTTTTGATTTAAAAAATTCGTGTAAGTTTTTACGTTCTTGTGCTTGCTCCGGCTTTTGAAAAAACGGATCAGCATACAAACGGTCTATAGCTCCATGATACTGGGAACAACTTAAGGACCAGGCTAATAAAACTTCTATCATTTATTCATATATTTTCCTGCAATTTTAATTACGCCTTCGATCTTATCTGCTTGAGCAGCATGCATTTTAGAACTGTTGCGTAATTGTTTTTGGATCTCTTTTAGATCTTTAATTTCTTTTTCCATTAGCTTTTACCTTTTGCACGTTTAGCAGCTTTAGCTGCTTTTTTACCTTTTTCATATTCATCTTTGGTTTGCCAGTCTTCTTTACCCCATTTCTTTAAAGCTTTTTGTTTCTTTCCTTCTCCGCCTTTGTACCCGCCACCAGCTTTCTTGTACTCGGAAGCAACGAGCTGCGCTTTACGTGCAGACCACTGACCAGGTTTACCACCTTTGCTACCAGCCATTACGCGATTCTTAATTGATTCACGTAAGCCTGGTTTTGTATATTTGGTATTATCGCTCATCAAACTTTAGGAAATTGATATTTAGGTAAACCAAGGATACCTTCTAATTTTCTTCGTAGATTACGTGCTCCTGGCATGCGTGGATCATTGTAAATACTGTAATCAGGATTGCGGCCTTGACCTTGAGGAATTTCAAAGCTAGGACTACTTGTTAATAACTGAACTTCAGTATTATCTTGATCTGGTCGATACAGAAAATTCATTACATCCCCGTAACGACCTGCTAATGGAAGACTATAACTATAATTTTGCATCAGTAAATTTTCTTAATAGTCATTGGGTCCATGAATTGACCCACTACACCACCACCAATCAAACCACCTAAACCACCCATGTTACCCATGGTGTCTGAAGCTTTAGGACCTAAGCCAGCCATCTGACCCGCCATTCCAAAAGGATTGCCACCTAAAGCTTGACCAGCGATTCCACCAACACCGGGAATCATAAGATCTTGTTGTTGGGCTTCTTCTTCTCCTTCAGGCTGAGCTTGACCTTGTTGCGGACCACCATAAAGGTTACCTAATAAACCAGCAGTACCGCCAACAACACCGCCGAGGTTTCCCATGCCTCCACCTTGGGTCATTCCTAAGCCGTAGTTAAACATTTGCCTGCAACTTTTTTTCTATTCTAAAGGTTCATAATTTCCTTCACTATTTAATCTCTGTAAAACAATACCGTCTCCCTTCAGATCCCAAGTCATTAAATCATCTCGCGCCCAGCCTAAAGTTTCGATTACTTCTTCCGGAATTTTAAACAAAAGTTCCCCGTTCGTATCTTCTTCTAGCTCTACGTAATAGCTCATCTTGATAGTAATCTTTCCACAAGTTTATCAAGCTTTATGTTTATTTGATTAAATTCAATATTCATTTTTTCCATCTCACGAATATAATCTTGTTTTAAAACATACTCAAGAGGCATACGATCAATACGATCCTCTAACGCTCTCATTCTTCCAAATACTTTAGCTGTAAACCAACCACCACCTGTAACAGTTGCAACAACTAATGCAATTATTTGCTCCATTGTTGGATGAGTATTTAATGAGTATCTAAATCCTATTTAGAAGTCTACTTGAAGTTTTCCACGCCTCATTAAACCATTAACAAGCCACACTAAAGCATCAACACAATCATCATGAGAACTAACGCCAAAGTTAGTTAGCTCTTCAAACATGGTCGTAAAATTGCGATACCGATTAAATACAATCTTGCGATCTTCAAACATTCCCATAATTCCACGGAAACGTGCAAGCTTATCTGCACGGAAACCCTTAACAGGGTGCCAGATCAAGTTATATAAATTTTCTTGCTGTAAACAAACACGTTTAAAGTCTGCCTCCAAAGATGCTTGATATTGCACAGCTTCTGACCAAATATCACATGTTGAATATGTTGGAAAATATAAGCCGTCATCTTGACGACCAATAACTGACCAGTCATTAAGCAGTTCTTTCATTGCATCTAACTTTTCCAAGTTTCCCATCACACGCAATCTGCGATAGTCAATAATATGTATCTTGTCTCCAATTCTTCCGCCCAAGACCATAACTGTATAGTCATTCTTTTCTTTAGTACCAGCAGACAAATCAACACCTACACCAAGACAATCAAACTCAGTAGCAATCTCCGCTTTAACCAGAAGCTCAGGCGCAAGAGACAATTCATTCTGCCTAACGATTTTATTCATGTACTGGAAAGAAAAAGCAATAGGGGCTTGCCGTTTCTTCTCCTTCAGGTAATCTAAGCTCCACATCTCCGGCCAATATGACTCTTCTTCGCCTGTCTCCGGGTTATTTAAGATCGCTGATAGGACGATCTGCATCCAGTTGTTATTCGGGCAAAACGTTGTGGAGTGGATATCGTCATGACGGAATCGTGTACCCAAACAAATCGCTCGACCACCTTCAAACATGGTTGGCGCAATCACAGCATTCCAGTTGTCCTGCATCATCTTGCGGATGTCTGGGTTGCCAATATCCGCAGCAGATTTAACAGGGTCATCAATAATAACCAGGTGAGAACGTTTAGATGTCACTGAGCCTTTAAGACCAGCAGCACAAAGTGTGAATTGTTCTTCACCTGTTGTATCAATACCTGCAAACTTATGATCAATAGACCAATATTCGTTACTGGTTACATTTTTTAGTAGTTTAACTTTAGGGAATACGTTCTGATATCTTTTGGATTCAATAATACGTTTAATCGTAGCTGATTTAGAACGTGCAATATCAACCGTATAACTAAGATACAAAATCTGAAGAGGCTTTTGTGCCATCGTATGGACACCAATTGCCCAAGCTGTATATAAACCAAGGACTGTGCTTTTTGCTGAGCCCCGTGGACCAAGTAAATCAATGTTGGGACCTGCAATTTTATCTAAACAAGAACTTGATTCACCTGTTACTAATTGCTTATGCCATTCTTTATGATGTTGAGCTGGTGGTTTATCAGCAACAAATTCACAGAAGAAACCAAAGTCTTCCCTAGCACGTTCATAAATATCTTCTTGATCTGTCTTGCGAATGCGATGATTGGCAGCCGCAGCTTTTGCATTACGCCGATACGCAAGATGAAGATGAGAAGGCACGTTATATCTTAAATACTAATTAAATAGTACTCTATTTCTCACATTCGCATTTATGTTTTTTGGCAGCTTTTGCCGCTTTTAATCCTTTTTCTGCAGATTCTTCTGCTTTTTTTCCTTCTTTAGAAGCATTCTTCTTTTGATAATATTCCACGAGTTGTGGAGGCATTTTCTTCTTAGCCATCACATATATTTTCCTGCTAAAGGTTGAGTGGGATAAGGATTTCCAGAGGTAGGAATTTCTTGATTATCTCGAAAGTTATTAAAGCCAGGAGTGATACGCCGATTTTTTGCAATAGTTTGCAAAACATTATTTAAAGCTTCCTTTGTGAAAGGACGCTCCATTGGAATATCTACACCAAAAGTTTCTTCTTTCAATGTTTTAGTTATTCTTCAAATTGAATTCTAGCCCACACTGACATTGCTGCTTCTTGTAAAGGACCTTCAATTGGATCATCTTTGAATACTGCAGCAAGTTCACGTAAAGCGCGATCAGCACCTGCCATTAATAAACCTTTTCGATCTTTAGATGATACAAAAGATTCTACTTGTGCAATAGTGCCACGTAATTCTTTTTGCATTTGAGCAATACGTGCAACACCAGCGTCACGTTTAACTGTCATATTTTCTACATCTTCTCGCAACTTACGCATATCTTCTTGCATTTCATTGATTTCATGCAGAAGAACCTTTTGGTGATTTGGTTTTGGATAAGTTGCTTTTACCCAATCGTCAACACAAATAATACTACCTTCATAGCCAATAAACTTGGCATAAAGATAAACCTGGATAGGAGAAAAAGTATCCTCTGCAAAAGCATGAAAAGATTCCCTGGACGCACTGTCCAGGTTATCTACCCAGTGATCAAAGGTTTTAACGTTGATATCAGAATCGATATCCCTGGAGTGCTTGTCCGCGATCCCTTGCTTCTTCTCTATCTTTATATTGTTGGAGGAGGGCGTCTCTAGCACGAGTCTCTAAAGCTTCTTTACCAATTGTCTCACGTTGTTCTGAAGCACGATTACTTTCAGTAGATCTTGCTTCCTCACCGGTTGTTTGAATTCCTTTACGTTGTTCTTCACCTTCTTTCCCCATTTTTCCAAGGGAAAAATCATAGGCCACTTGTGCAGCTTGTTTGTATTTTTCTAGATCGAACCAATCATCAGTATCAGTTCCTTGAGGATCATACGGTGTTGTTTCTTCAGCCATGGCCTATTACAAAAAGAAGTGATCAGAAGTTGCTCATCACGTTAGCAATACCTTGGGAGAACATGTTACGACGCCCTTCCACGGCTTCCTGACGCTTTTGACGCATCTTAGATTCCTCAAGCTTATCAAGGAGAGATTGGAAGTCTCCAAGATCAATACCTTCGTTATTCTCGTTAGTGTTGTTGTTTTCTTCCATGGGAATAAAAAAAACCTTGCTTTAATTATACTATTGGTTTTTACCAAAAACCTGCAAGGAAATTACCAAAGATAGAAGCTTCTTTATTGGTTTTTGCAATATCTTTTTGATATTCGCCTTTAATGCCTTCAATATCTTTACTATATTCACCACGGACCTTATCTCCAGCTAATCCAAATTCACCCCTAATATTTTCAACTTCTTTGTTTCCGGCATTAATAATGTCTTGAAGATCTAAACTATATTCACCTTGAATTTTTGCAACATCAGTTCTGGTTTTGGCGTCTAAAGAACCAAGGTATTTACGCCAATCATTTTCAGAATCAGCAGCGTATTTTGTACGCCAGCTTGCAGCATCTTCTGAAATTTGAACATTAGTTGTTGATGTCGCGTTACTTAAAGCATTAGCTTCATTAATTAAACCTTGTAAGGCTAATTGCTGATTGCCAATCAGTGTTTGCAGATCTTGCTTATAACCGGCCTGTAGGCCCATCTTGGTCGTATCTGCGTACAGATCGTACTCAGCAGCGGTCATGCCGACACCATCGACATAACCTGCATAGTTACCTAATTGATCTGAAATTTTTCCTTTGCTTGAAGAACTACTACTTTTACTACTTGAACTACCGCCACTAGATTTATAAGCTTTGCAATTACTAACAACATCTCTAAAATCACTTGAACTATTAACGTGAGTAGGTACTTGTCTTCCCACTCCTTTAGCCCATTTTTGGGCTGCACCTAATGAGCTTTCGCCTCCACAGGCTTTTACAACACCGCTATCTTTATCTTTGTGCCAAGTATCAAACTTATAACCTCCAAATTTTCTATTTTTATCTACGTTAGAACCAGCCATAATTAATTCCTCTTGTATTAATTTTAAATTACATAAATATGATTAAGCGCCCATCTTAGCGAGTTGCTTTTGCACAAATGTATTTACTCCCTCAATATTCTTTCTTGCTTGTGCAACACGCTCTGCACCTTTTTCACCACGGCCAAATACTGCATATTGTCCAGTGTTATTGCCTTGTGTATCTCTGACAGGAGCACCGTAATAAGATGCCATTGCATACTGCTGCGCATCAAACGGACGTTTTGCTTCGCCTTCAGGACTACGTGCAAGACGCTGTGTCATGAAATTACGCAATTCATTGGGATTATTAGTAACCCCAGCATATTCAGCTGCTTGATAAAAAGCATTAATTTCTTTAGGATCTCCTGGTCTAAAGTAATTAGTAGCAAAAGCATCGCCAATAATGCCACGAGCACGATCCTCTGATAGATCGTAATTCAACAAGTCTTCAAATTGTTTAGATTTGAAATAACTACTAGTTGGATTTACACGGCTTTGGACCATAGCCAAAGCTGTGTTTGGATCTAAATTACCTTGTTTTACTGCACCAGATAAAGTATCACTAAAATCCCTAGCCTCACTGCCTTTGAAATATCGATCGTTTCCGTAATTAATTAAATCCTCAAACTCTGAGCTGGTTTTATAGCCCATTTCTTTAGGTGATTGGGCTGAACCACCACCACCAAATAATTTACCAATGGCTCCAAGTATCATTATGCATACCCTCCAAACATGTCAGTCCATTGTGAAACTTGTGCTGGGCTGAAACCACGTCCAGCAAGATTAAAACCTGCTGTCCTAGTCATGTCAGCGATATAAGGTGCACTGTTCCTTAAGTTTAATTGATCTACACCTCGCATTAATTGACGAGCGTATTCATTATCTCTAGCTCTTTCTTGAGCACCAAATCCGGCTAACAACGCATCCTGCTGAAAAGCACTTTGAACGCCTAATGCTTCTTTAGCACCTGCACGTTGTGAAGAAGCAGCTTGATTCTGAAACAGACCACCAATCACAGGTGCTGCGACTGTTGCTGCTGCCATCCATGGAAAAGGCATATTACCTCCTGTTACTCCTGGTGATGTAATTGGTGTTTCTGATGGTTTTATATTCCATGTGGATCCCATTGATGAAGGATCCCAAAATGCTGATGTATTAGTGCCAGCAGTTTGATTTAAAAAATCGGTACCAAAACCGAGATTAGTAGATGGTGTTACCATGTTTTATTTTACAGCATGCTGTAGTCACCAGTAGCTTGTCCTGTTGCACCTCGATAAGCTTGTTGAGCAATACCTGGCGTACCTAGAACAAGATCATCAAGATAACGATTACGACGACGAGCAGGTTCTGTAATCATGCGTGGTAGTTCTTTAAGTGCAAAGCCAACCAAGTTAGATTGCCAACCTAACTTTTGTTGTTCTTTAGCACGGCGTAACATCATCTCTTCATACCACTTTCGATCTTCCATATCATAACGACGTTGGCGATCACTACTATCACCTATCTGTGTACTATAAATCGCTGCTGCTTGTGCTTCAGGAGACAATGATTGAAATGTAGGGTTTTCGAGCAGTCCCTGGAATCCAGATAAAGGAGGCATCATTGAACTACCTACAGGAGGCATGGTTGTCATACCAGCCTCTGCGCCTGCGTTAACAGTATTCCGATACATCTGCGCTAACGCACTCTGGTTCTGTGTGCCACGAAAACCACCGGCTAAAGCAGGATCTGTATATCCAGTTAAACCAGGGGTGGTTAAAGAAAAACCTTGTGGAATTGCCATGATCAGAAGCTAATATTAGGTGCTTGAAGAACAGAACCGGCATAAGGGTTAGCTTGCATTGCAGTACGGAGATTAGCTCCGGACTCACGCACTTGTTGTTTTGCCATATCAGCAGCAGTAGCAACAACACCCATCGCCATATAGTTTTGAGCGTTAGAAGCATTTAATGCTTGTTGGCGAACCAGTTGGGCATTCTGCAGTTGATTAATTAGAGGAATTTGTTTTTGAAATTCTTCAAGCCTTGTATTCATTGCATTCTGCTGTAGATCATTAATAGCTGCCGTATAGGTATTCATCTGACCACCTTGAACGATGGCTTGAACATCAGCTAAAGTCTCAGCATCTTTAATACTGCGTGTACGAGCTGCGCCTCGACTCTGACCTTTACCAGTAATCCTACCTGCTCCTTCTTCTGCTACTTGACCTAAACCACCTGCAAGAAGACCGCCAACTGCCATCACACCTGCTTTAGCCAAAGGATTCTTCACTTTGCTAGCAATGCCTGCACTAGCAGCTAAGCCACCACCAGTTGCTGCAAGATTTGCTAAACCACCTGGAGCATTGCCCTCTTGCAGTTCTTGAATTCCACTTTGAAGAGCGCCAGTAGCAAGAACAGTTGCACCACCAAGAAGTGCACCACGGCTCATCAACAAGTTACGACTCTTTTGTTGAGCTTGTGTAAGTTTTTGAGGTTCACTAGTAAGTATATTCAGATTGTTTTGAGCCTTTGCCTTAAAACGCTCAAGCATGTTGGCTTGCGGATCAATCTGTGCCGTAGAGCTAGTAGCTGGAGTGCCACCACGAGGAGCAGGATCACCCACTCCGCCGAGATTACCTGCTGCCCCAGGAATGCCGCCTGCATAAGAGTACATCTCCTTCGAAGCTACTCCACCTAAGTTAGTTGTAGCGTAAGGATCGTAGAAAGAGTACATATCCTTAAAATTCTTGTATTACCTTTTTAAATTCTATCTCAACTAACTCATTGATTTAACTGCATCAACTGTTGTTGTCCAGTTACTCCATATTCTTGAGTAGTTGGTAAATCTGACTGGCCTGCAGCAGCAATCATTCGGTTGGCAAACTTACCTGCTAACGCACCAGCCAATGCACCCGCTGCACTAGCACCTGCAACAGTTCGGGCTTTAACGCGAGGTTGTTTTTTACTAGCTTGACCCATTACTGCACGGGCTGTGCCAGCACCACCAACTAATGCACCTGCAGCTTGAAGACCAACAGGGAAACCAACAATACGAACTTCTGGCTCACCTTGTAAGTTCTCCATTGTCCCCTTAATTACACCAACACCAAGGGGACCTTTCTCGTTATAAAGAAAGTTCATATAGTTGGAATAACGTTGTTTTGTTAAATCAGGAATATCTTCTTTAGCAGTCTCAAATTTTAATGGGCGACCCTGGCGTCCAAGAACAAAACGATCAACCAACTCAGGACCAACCTGACCGGTCTCACGGCGATCTTCTGATCCAGTCTCTGCATAAGATTGAGAAAAACCTTTAGGTCTTCCAAGTTCAGCAAGATTAGTAATATCGTATGTACCAAGTGATGCGCTAACTGGTACACCGACTGCAGCTAATCCAATCGCTGCTTTTTGCGGAAGAGAATATCGTTTAATATCTTCTCCCATTACACCTTCAGCTACTTTCTCTGAAATAGCCATGGGATGGTTATATCTCCAATACTTTTGACGTGTAGCATCAGTGCCTACGTCTGTTAAAACACGAGCACCAAGTGCGCCAGCTAACTGTAATGGTGTAGAAGCGGTAATACCTTTTTCACCAAGTTGTTTATAAAATTCCCGTCCTTGCTTAGTGGGAAGCATTGTATGCCCATAGTCGCCATACTTTGCTTGCTGACCAGTCAGAATTCCGGTTCCGATTTCATATCCTTTTTTAAGTCCAGCTAACATAATTAGAGACCTAACATTTGATAAGCAGCAGCTTCCATATTCGGATCATTTACAGGTCCAGCCCCGATATCAGTTAAATACTGTTGAAGCATTGCACTTTGAGTCGGACCTGCAGCTTCTTGGAAATTAGTAAAAGGCATGTAAGCACCAGCTAATTGTTGCATAGGTGTATTATTTACAACTGAACGTTGTAATTGTTGTTGTGTAATTTGACTAGGTTGAGCACCTTGAATACCTTGCTCTGCACCTAATAATGCTGTTACTGGAATAGTAGAGGCAACTGATGCAGCAATATTTACAGGCATTTCTAATTTAGAACGAATAGGTTCTTTTGTTTTGATTTGTTTACCATCTTTACCTGTCCTAATAACAGTTTGAGTTCCTTTTGGCCGAAATCTACGTACTAAACCAAGACTTCCTGCAGAAGCTAAAGCATCAGCACCACCATAAGCCAAAGCAGCTAATGGATCTACACCACCCATCATGCTAAGTCCAGTATTTAAGCCACCACTAATTAAAGCGTCGGTGGCAATACTCTTTAATCCTTGATGTCCACCAAGTTTTTCAAGGGCTTTAGGGCCTAATAACCTACCTGCTAATTTAATTACTCCTGTTCCCATGACGACCCTAGTAGTCTTTTTATTTTAAGTCTGCTTATCTTTCTCCCCTGCGCTAAGTAAACCTTCTTCCTTACCACCTAATAGTTCAGCAACAGTAAAATTATCTGTCATTTGAGCTTCTACTTCAGCTTGAACTTTTGTTTGAATAATACCTAGTGGATCAGGATTGCTAGCCCTAGGCATTGGATTTGTAGAAGGATCTGCCACTGTCGGACTTGCGTTATATAGTTCTCCCCAGATTGGTTTATATTCTGGATATTGTTTAAAATTAGTTTGTGTATTTGGCCTGCCCTCAGCAAAATTATATAAATCTTTTTTATTACTATCAAATCTAGGCAATCCAGTAAACAATTTAAATTCCTCTGGACTGTCATTAACAAAATTAAGCCGTGGGTTTAATATCGGCTTTTTAGTTTGAATTTTACGTCTTAAATCAGACGCATCAAAACGGTTAACAGTAAAGGGCGGCTGCGTTGATGATTTCTTAAACGATTCACCGTAATCAACTTTTTTATTACGATAAAAACGTTTTTGAATATCATCAATATATTCTTCGGGATCTGTTAGACGACTATCAAAAGGCATTAGTCTTTCTTAGTTTTTTTCTTCTTATTTAATTTTACTAAAGTCTCACGAAGCTGTGCTTGCTTCCGAGTCTTCTCATCATATTTTTCTGGATTTTTTTCTACATTAGCTTGAAGTTGTGCTGATGTAATACCACGCTTTTTAGCCTTTGCTGTAAAAGCTCCTTCTTTAATATCAGCTTTTTGAATCCACTTTTTATCTTTATGTTCAGACATAATCAAACTCCGAATCCCATTGCACGAAGAATAGCTTGAGGGTCACGTCGATCACCCTCGATTCTAGCTCTTCTTATCGCTTCAGAAGCTTTAAGTGGGTCTTGACTGCGTTGAGGTTTAGACCGTATAAACAATGATTCTTCCGGAGGGGGCATCGGAACATCACCTTCTGGAGCTGCAACTGATTGACGTAAACCTTCTTCTACAACACTGGATTGTGGAATCTGAGAAGGACGCAATCCTGCACTGATTTCTTCATTAGGAGTTTGAATTCCATAAATTGTTTTCTTTGCTTGAACAGTACGGTCATCTTGATATGCAGTTCTTTGATTACCTGCATCATCGTAATCACGCATCCTTACACCACGAGTTTGACGAACTACATCAGGCTCTCTTTGACCAGCTGTAAATTCTGCTGCACTCCTTCCTCCACCTTTTCCTCCTACCACATCAATCGCCTTACGGCCCGGACGAATCTCTAAAGTTTCTTCTATAACGGTACCCTCTGGCGTCGTTTCATAAAACGCTCTAGAACCTTCAGATTGATCAATTAAAAACTGTTGAGGACCTAATTCATCTGCTGCTTTAATTTGACGACGTACTAAGTCACGTTCTGCAGCAGCATCATTAATATCTGCTTTAATATCTGATGTCTGAGGATCTGGCAGATTCTCTAATTCAGTATTAACTGTCGCCAGCATTTTGCTATAGGCATCTTGATCAGGCGCTTCACGATCCATTGCTGAACGCAACATTAAATCGTCTTGTTCGAGCTGAGCACGGCGACCTGCAACAAATGACTCTAAATTCTGTTGCTCTACACCTAATTCTGAAATGCGATTTGTTAAATCAATATCTTTATCTTCTAAGTCAGCTTTAAATTCTCCGAACGGCGCTTTACGGAATAATTTACCGGTCTCTACACCGCTTTCGGGCATATCACTTGCTTTCTGGCTACCAACGGGGCTATCAGTCCCTGGTAAGGCTGAGCGAGGCTCGACTTTCAGAGGTGAAGAAGGCATTTCAGAAAATCTTTGCAATACAGCGGGATCACCAGTACTTGCATAAAGTTCTGCAGCTTCTGCCATTGCAGGGTCTGCTGCCAAACTCCGTTCAACCCGCGTCGGAGATAATCCTTTGCTCTGAAGCTGCTCACGTTTGTTATTTAAAAATGACTGCGCTAACCCAAGGTCAACATCTTCATTTCTTTGCAAGGAACGCTCAATTGGTGCAGCGGCTTGATCAGCTGCAGTATTAAGAGCATCAATATTTTGATTAACAACTAATGGCTCTTTTGATTCTTGAATATCAACTAATGTTGTTGGTTGTTTGCCCGTTACTTTGGCAACAGTCTGATCACGTAACTCTTCTGCCCGAAGCGAACGGCCACCACCACGGCGATACACTTCACCCGTGTTGGGATCAGTGACAAGCATTGATTCTTCTACTGCACCTTGCGGACGAGAAACTTGAGGCAGCTCTGATTCAGGTTTTGTCGCTACATTTTTATAAACTTCAGTTCTAGAAAGGGGAACTTTAGGAATTGATTCCGGATCAACCTTAGATACACGCTGTACTGTCGGGATATCAGAAAGATCGACCTGTTGTACACCACGTTTTTTAGTTTGAGACGCAGCTGTCATGCGTGGATCCTTTCCACGGCCCCGTAATTTCATGGCAGCCGCACCAATACCGGCCAATGCACCCGCACCAAGGGCAATTTTGCCTGCAGTTTCTAATCCTGATGGCGCTTTAAGTTGATTTTCCCTAAAATCACGGACTTCACCATACATTTCCGCCCTTTCTTCTTCGGATTGCGGGTATGGACGCCCCATTTGGCGGCTATAGGCTGCATAATCTGCTGGTGAGAGCATCATTACTTTTATATTTGCGTATTTATTAGATATTTATATTTTACTGCTTAAAATTTCAGTGATATAAACTAAATAAATAGGAAAAGCCCAAAAAGTTCATGCTGCCGGACCTTAATCCAATTGAAAAGCAAGAACGAGCCGTAGCATTACTTGCTATTGCTGATGAAGCTGAGAACAAAATTAAAAAAGGTGATGATCCTTTAGAGGTTCAAACTTTTATTGGCGGCGCTCGCCGTGAATTGGCTCGCAAACTTCCCGATGTAAAAAGGATGGGCGAAGCAAGTTTGGCCGCAAAACGTTATAAGGAAGAAGCACAAAAACAAGGTGGTGGATTTGGTGAATTCGTACAACCTAACCTTGCGTGATTTGGGTTAAAAATTTGGGGTAAGTCCGGATTTTCCGGACATTTTTTATGTTATAAATTTTTTTAGACTTTGTAATATCGAATTTTTAAATTTGGGCTACCAGGGGTGGTGTAATACAAATTTTTTGCATCTCCGAAGTCGGCCCTAAGAACCTCAAATTGGGTTAAAAATTACCTGACACGTCTCACACACGTGTTCCGACTGGGAATGTGTATAGAAAAAAAATAAATGTCGGTTATTGCCGGTAGAAAGTAAGAATAGTTCTCATCATTAAGTTTTAAGGAGGAACTTCGTTTGAATTTACTAACAATTTTTGTTAAATTCAACAGAAAGTGTGTTAATCTTTATTATTTTTTAACAAATTAGCTGTCGTTTCCCGCGCAAATTACCATAAGATCCCTCCGCTCTCTTCTTTCAGATAATACTGTTAGAAGTAATAGACCTAAGTAAGTCTTTAAACTGCTTTTGTTCTTTTTATTTTATCAAATCAAATGAACACAATTGCTTTCGTCACTGACAATTTCTACTTCGAGTTTGTTATCAACTCGGAGGAAGATATTGCGTACGTTACCAAGCGTGCGTTTCAAACTTCTGATGTTGACTTCAATGATCAGTGCACGTCGATGTCAATCGAACGTGCCCGTAAGTATTACGCATCATTGATTGATTGATTGATCCGTCAAAGCGGGTCCGGAGGTGCAAACCCTCCGGCAGTTATTACCCCCAGCGGAGATGGGTACCGCACACTCGGAGCGACTGACGTGTTCTTCGTCATCCTCAACGGTCAACAACACAGCGCACACTTCTCCAAAGAGGAAGCCGACTTGGTTGCGTTTGATCTCTCGGTCGAACATAACTACAACTTCGGTCATCCTTTAGAAGAGTCCGCAGAGATATCTGTCTTCTCCTTTACGGAGATGATGGAGTCTCCGGTTGAGATGGTCCTTTGAGACCAGGCGTGATGCCGGGGGTCAAACCCCCTCTCAATTATTGCCACAATCCAGTGGCATTTATTTCATTTCATCATGTTTAAGAAACTTCTTGCTGATCCACGCTGTGTCTTTATTGGTGTAATGGGTTTAGCTTTAGGAACAATAGCTGTTGGAGTTACCACTCCTGCATTTATTGAAGGGGCAACCAGGAAACAGTGCCTTAACCGTGACTGGCCTGCTGAAAAGCATCTAGCTCACATGGCATTCTGTGAATACCATAAGTACCCCACTTCCTTAAACCATTCCACCCTTTCCAACTGAACGATGACAGCACTCAACATCCGCAAGAACCTTGCCGGTCTTCTCTATCTCACTGCAGATACTATCGTCAAGGCCAAAGCACCCAAGGTGCCAACCAAAGGCCAGGTGAAGTATCAAGTTGATGATCTTCGTCGGAAGATTGCCAACAAGATCAATCCTGACAACTGACAGCTGGTGCATAGCCGGGTTCAATTCCCGGCGTCAGTCTTGCCACAATACCGTGGCATTTATTGCATTACACCTCATGGCTACCAACAAAGAGAAGTCGATTGCCCTTGGTGCAGCATGTACTGCATTGGGTGCCATCATCTTTCCACCAACTGCTATTTTAGGTGCAATTTTAATTGCAAGGGAGGCACTATCAGACCACCCTTACGAACAAGATGATAAGAAATCTAGTTCTTATCACAAACCCTTGGAGTACCAACCACCTGACATCAGCAACCCTAGGTTCTGAGTCTTCAGACAAGATACCAGACACTTCTGTCTGGCTATGTCTGGCTATGTCTGGCTATGTCTGGCTATGTCTGGTTATGTCTGGCTATGTCTGGCTATGTCTGGCTATGTCTGGCTATGTCTAGTAACTTGTCTGGCTATTACTCTTTACAAGTTCATTAGCCCAGGTACCGTCCTGAGTATGACGTTAAACTGCTTAATGTTTCCTTTAGATTCCCGACATGCCAACCACTGTTGAGATTCAAACCGATGCCATTGCTAAAGCCCGTGACAAGAACTGGATGGTTCTAAGTGCAGGCACTGACTACACAGCAATTGTCATCGCACACTGCCGTGACATGAACACCAACTGGTACAGAGAGATGGTGATTGTTGATGGTGTAGCTGAAACCATGACACATCAAAGTCCAGATACAGTCTGGAACGATGAAGAGATTGCCAAGAAGCTTGAGTGTTTCAAGCTGAATACCCATGGCAATGATTTCGTTACACCTGAGACTGACTGACCCCCCACCCCGTTTCCGTCAATGTCACTGCAGAGCTACAGGATCGGTAAGAACCAGTATGTGACCACTGACTTCTATAAAAGTCCAGGGTTGCGTAATCGGTTCTATCGTTTCATTGCAAGGTTATTCCGTATTTAACCTTTCAACAGACCTGAGTAAGTCTTTAAACTACTCACTGTTTTTTCATTTTATTAAATCACATGACTGTTCAAACATTTGACGATGGTGGTTATGTTGTCACTGGTGACAGCATTCCCACGTATCGTCTCTTGACATTACGCACAGCTCTCAAACTGGAAACCAAGGGATTGCGTATGTCATCTCATCGCCCTAGTGCATATTCAATCATTAAGAAAGAGTTTGGTCTAAAAGGTTCCAAGACTAAGGTCTTGGCTGCTTTTGAATCAATGCTTGTCAATGATTACGGCATACCTTTGACAGGCTTTACACCCTCTGAGCCTACGGTATAACTACCTTGTCCCCATCACAAGCTGGGCAGCAACAATGCGTAAGTCCCAGCTTTCTTCACCTCATTTCATTTAGTACAACATCATGTCTACCATGTCTGAACTCCATCGCCTAATGCAAGAAATGAAGCAGGATGATCTTGACATCCTCGCTGATATTGCCTACGAACAAGAACAAGCCATGCGCGAAGCCATGGACGAACCACCAATCGAGGTATCAAATGACTCATCAACAAAGTAATCACACTGAAGTAATTACAGAGATCATTGCTTTGATCTCTGTTGTTATTACAGTTCTCATTACCAACATCATCCAATGTCTTCAACCCTCAAGTACTACACCGAGCGTTATCCGGTTACAGGCGCAGCAAGATATTGGATTGACCGATACAACTGGTCCAAAACCTTTGATGGTTGTGACCCAGAAACAATCCAAATCCACAACATCTGGCAAAACTACGGCGGGCCAGAAGAAGGTGGTTGGTGGTACGAAGTCGGTCAAGCAATCTCCACGCATTTCATCTTCTCCAAGAAGCAATGTATCCGAAGATGCATTGAACTCACCCAGCAGTACCAGCTTGATAACCAGCCTTCCATTACAGATTCACGAGGTCTCACCGCCGTTCATGCCACACTCGGAACAGGATTTGCCATGGACTATCCCACCGAGCGGCCTTACTATTGCTAGGTCATGAACTACATACCCTGGGCAGCTATGATGCGTAAGTCCCAGGGTTTTCCATAGCAAGTCCTTCGTTATTCAACTACGTATCAAATCAAATCATGGACACAGTCAATGACATCTACGGTCCTTACTACCAAGAGAAGGGCCGAGAAATACCACGCAAGTCTTCACTCTCACCTGAAGCAGCAAAGCTGTGGCGTCAGATGGAACAAGCAGCTCATGCTTATGTCTATCAAGACGCACCATTGTGTGACCTTGATCAAGCAGTTGACGAGCTGATAGCCCACCCAGGCTGCAGCTGGCAACGCAACACAATTGAATACTGGATCCGCCAGCATTACTACAAATAACCACACTGATTTATTAGTAAAACTTATTACTCAACCCATGTCTAATCTTCAAATTCCTGACAACATCCCTGATGCTGACAAGCTTAGGGCCATGGCACTCGTTGCAAAAATGCAGGATGCAGCTAACAAATGCGGTGCTCAATTCATCGGTGGATTCATTGCACCAGATGGCACCAAATACATTGCATCCAACATGGATGAAGATGATCCGAACTACATCATCCCTGACAACCTTATGGATTGATCAACCATGACTCGAAAGAAATCAAAGGTCAACTTTGACAAAACTATTGCCGGATTCAATATCACTGAACACGGCATCAAAAGCTACAGCAAAACTATCAAGCTTGGTCCTTTCCAGTTCACTGCCAACATCAATGGTTCACAGGCCAGGGGATCCTTAGGGATCCCTGGTACTGGCATATCATTTCGCAACTGCGTCTCTATGGACTTACCCTCTTTAGAGTCACCAGATCTGCCAGAATACAACCGCAAACCAGACATGTGGGATGACGACGAAGGTTCTCAAGCTAAGCATTGATAGTGTCACACCAGACGATGTAATTTATACAGGACCACGGGGTGGTGAATACATCATCCGCGATGGTATCAAGTATTACATCAACCGTAAGCCAACAAGCTATGGTCGTAATTACAAACCAAGGGCAGGTGCATTCCAACGATTCCTTGCTAATCAAAATTAAGTAACCCCTCCACACCTCCCAAAGGGCGACCAGGGGGAATACATTTATATATAGATGTACTTCTCTCTATCCGTCCTAGACATGACGTTAAACTGTCTTTGTTCACATCACATCTAATCAAATGAAACTTGAATCCTGGCCTGACATCTACTCTAAGTACACCACAATTAGTGGCTTAGCTGATGAAGCCCAACAATCCATGGACAACTACGAAGTTGGTTCCGAAGGATGGTACAAAGCATGGGGCCGAGCCGAAGGCTTGAGAACAGCCGCTATCGAAATCTTAAACAAATCTAATGACTGAAATCATTTCTGTTGACTCAATTGAACTCGATCTTGTCGATGAACATGGAACAAGTTATTGGATCTGTTCTGCCACAATTGCTGACGCAGTTCAAACAATTGCTGCTCGGTATAATCCTCCTGGCAGTTCCCATCCTGCTGAATATGGTCCAGCGTCTTGCAGCTCATCATTTGAGCTAGAAGATGGTGAGTTACCACCTCCAGTAGATGGAACACAGTACGAGCAGATTCAATATCTAACTGACCTTGATCTCGACTGGACTCCAGATCAAGACTAAACTCTAGGCATCAGTCGCTATTATCTCTGCAGGCTGTGTAAGTCCTAGCTTTCTCTCACATCACATCACAATGCATTTCCAACTTCCTGAACAACTGCAGATGGAGGTCATCAAGTATGACGCCACTCGCAAACAACTTGCTGCACAACAAAAGAAGGAAACTACTCGCAAGAAGAATCCTTATCCTGTTGGCAACGTCATTTCATTGGAGCTAATTCCGAGTGACGTTGTATCTGTTGTCGATATGCAAGCAGGTATTGATTTCATCAATCAACACTGTGCTGAGCAGCAATCAGTTCGATTTACCAGGCCCGATACTGAGTCGGGCACAAACAAGATTAAAGCAATCTTGTATTACACCAAACACTTCTGGGTAGCTGCATGGTTACCACGCAGCACAGATGAGGGTTATTGGTATGGTATCTCTGTTGCATTCAAAGATAATGCAACTGCACGTAAACAATTTACTGGTAGTTTATTTCACTGTTCCAAAGTAGGTAAACGTGCTTTAATTAATGATATTACTGATATGCGTTCACAACGTATTGGACGTACTGATTGGTGTGTTACCACTAAATACATAACTCAAGAATATATTGATCAAGGTTATTCACGTCGTTACTATCACAACGTTGATAATAACCATGATATTAAAGCATATCACGACAGGACTAGACAACATTATCGTCATGTTGAAGAGTTTGATCGTGAATTGTTAAGTCGTATCCCTTGTTGGACTGATACTCGTTATACATCTAATGCATGGGCACGCACCATGCCTAACGGTGATGATATTAAGTTTTGTTTATTGCAATCCAGATTATGGACTGTAGTTGATCATGATAAAACTTTTAATCATAATGTTGATACTTATATTGCTAAATTTAAATCTCTTGCTAAGAATAAATACATTCAAGAAGATTTCTGGGAATGTAAATGGTTCCGCAAGTTGGTATCCAAGATGGTAATTGATATGTCTACTGCATTTGATGCAAGAGACTCTATCAAAGCCAGCATTAAACCTATTGTCCAACCTTATGCAGTTGTTGATGCTTTCTTAGAGTCAGCAAGTGAAATCTATAAGCTTTATCCAGATCTAAATAAAGACTTGCTGATTACGCGTTTTGACATCTTAGTCGAAACACATTTTAGAGCATCTATTAGACATACTCCTGATAACAATCGTGCTCTTCTTTGGTTACAAACACATTTATCTGTTGAGTCATTCTTGAATATGCTTGGTAAATACCATGCTGAACAATTAGCTGAACATTCTGATTCTATTGATACTCATCGTCATTACTATCAGGATGATTGGACTGGTCGTTGGAGTTTCTTCTGGAGATTGTTTGATGATACATTTTCCATGCTGAATCAAGTTCTTGCTTGCAATGCGGGCATGACTGAATCAGGTGTGGAGTATCGCAACAAGGAAGCATTGCCCAAGCTTGATCCAATGCCACGTCGTTGGCGTATGGATGAATGGCATGATCATCTCATGGCAGAAACTTGGAAGATTCGTAATCCAAACGAAAAGCTTCCACAGAAGTTGTTCCCTGAACCAATCAAAGTTCTTCATAAGGGAATGCATGAAGGTTTCGATACTGAAACCAAATACACTTTCTTCCAGCCCATGGATACCCATCAGTTATCACAGTGGGGTCAAGCAGTACGTAATTGTGTTGGCTCTTCTAACTACTCAGAAGGTATTCGTAAGTACAGGCACATGATTGTGCTTGTCATGATTGATGGCAAACCTCGTTACACTGTGCAACTTAAAGTTGACAATGGCATGATGGTTGTTAGTCAAATTGCTGACATCAGCAATGCACGACTTGATGATCTTGAACGTTCCAATGTTCAAGATGCATTTAAACAAGCCTTGCAGTTACGCGAAAAGCAGTTAAGCTAAGGCGGGATTGGGCTTTACCCCTCCCTGCTTGTGGCGTATAGTGGCGCATTAGATCAGATGGTGCAACATCTGATCTTTTTTTTGGGAGCGTGATGGAATTGGTAGACATTGCAGACTTAAAATCTGTTGATCAGTAATGATCGTGCGGGTTCAAGTCCCGCCGCTCCTACCAAACTTAACTACACCTAATCAAATGTTTCAAGCACTTAAATCTCTCATCCCGCAGCCTCACTGCAACATGGATGAAGACCAGCGTTACAACATTGGCTTAACCTGGATTGATCGTGACGGTCTTACCGATCGGCACAATGTCCAGATCAAATACATCCGTAATAGTGAACGACTAGCTGTCACGATGGGTGAGCCTCAGCCAGACGGCAGCTGGAGATACATTGATGAAGGCGGAATGGTTCACACCATGAATGCTGAACGAGTCAATGCTTTTTACAAAAAGACTCAAGAGAATGCTGTGATCATGTCAGCAATGATTGACAAGATCAATGAGCATGTCGGACCTACGGTTGACACTAAGGGTTCGCCTGCTTAATATCAGCGCGGACGAGACCTAGCCCTGGATTCAGAGCCCAGGGCTTTTTTATTTTTCAAACAACATGCCTGAATCATTTCGCAAAAAGAAGAACACTTTTGCTATTGGTGATCGTGTCATTCGTAAAGCAGGACCTTTTGGTGGACCGCCAAATGCAAAGCGAATCCTTCATGGTGAAGTTGTAGACATTACTTACAAAGTAAATGCAAGAGGTGCCAAGCATCCTTACATTACAGTCAAGTTCGATCATAGCCAAAGGCTAGAAACCTTTATGGCTTCTCGCATCGAACATGAAGCCAACAAAGAAAAGCACCTTGCTGATGCCATCGAATCTGTCTATGTCCCCTGAAGTTAAATTAACTTGGGCAACACAAGATGCCGAGTCACTCATTGTTGAGATGGCTCGTGTATCTGCTCCTAAAAATGCAAAGAACATGAGCACTGCACCACGTCTCATCAAGTATTTAATTAAACACAAACATTGGTCACCATTTGAAATGGCAAATATGTGTGTAGAGATACACACTACAAGAGCAATTAGCCCTCAAATATTGAGGCATAAATCTTTTTCATTCCAAGAATTTAGCCAACGATATGCTAATACCAATGAAATAGGACGTATTGAAATACCTCATCTTAGGGTTCAAGATACTAAGAACAGACAAAACTCCACTGATACTCTTGAAACTCTTTTGGGTAAGCCAGCAACTGCTGATTTATACCGTCGTGTTTCTATGCATTTTGAAGATGCAGAGCATTTGTACCAAGAACTTCTTAGCTCCGGCGTGGCAAAAGAATCAGCCAGATTTATATTGCCTACCGCCGCACCTACAAAAATGTTTATGAACGGTACACTTCGTTCATGGTTGCATTATCTTGACTTAAGAACCGATGTCTCAACACAACTTGAACACAGAGAGATTGCATTAACTATTAAAGATATTTTTAAAAAACAATTCCCTGTTATTTCAGAGGCTGCTTGGAATGAACTGTCGTAAATGCAATTCTAAAAATACTAAAGTTACAGTTACTGAACATAAGAAAGAAGTAACTTGGCGGTACTGTAAATGTTTAGATTGTAATACTAAGTTTAAAACTATTGAGCGATATGAATATCAAAAACGTACACCATTAAATCTGGTGCCTATACCAAAGGGTTGTGCTAATTACAATTCACGTTTTACACCGGAAGATATTTATGACATCCGTAAACGATATGAGAAAGGTGATAGTGCTGCACAAATAGCTCTTAAATATAGTTGCGGACGGTCTACAATCCAAAGGATTGCGACCTACAAAACTTACAAAGATGTTATTTGAAGATGCACTAGATCTTATCTACCGAGGACAAACAAATGTTGCAGTCATGGCTAACAAAACAGGCGTCTCATTGGAAGAAATGAAACGCCTGTTTAATTTATATGTAAGTCAACGTCCTATTGATCCAGATGTTTGGAGAGCAGACGTTGAACTTGGTTGGCCTTGGGTTTAAACAATGCTATCTGGATTATTTTTCATGCGTAAACGGTCAAGTTTTGCTTCAAATTCCCGGCGTTGTTCTTGCAAACGTTGGTTCAAAAGATATGCAGCCATGGGATCAGGACGCTCGTACTTGACTCCACGATACGTCAACACTGTTTGTGCCATGATGTTCTCCGCTTTAACTCTGGTTCCCGTTCCGTAACCAGATGAGATGCGCCAGCACTATAGCTGGTGAACGTACTTATTATTATAGTTCAGCTAAACAACCATGCCCGGTACTCGCAGACAACCACGCACAAACCTCTATTCCACACAGCAAGTGTTGCAGTCCACAATGATGGCTCGTTACACTCTTATGCGTTATGTTAAAGACGGTAGGTTTCCTAAACCAGCAATTAAAGCTGGTGACATTGACTCTCGTGGTGCTGATTGGTATTCCAAAAAAGATGTTGATAAATGGTTAAAAGATAACTCTGATTTAATTTTATGGAAACGAAAACGCATTGAAGAAGATATTACTTTAACAATTTCAGCAGATGATTTGAAAAAAATACGAAAAGCATCTGAAGTATTAATGTGTGACATTGAACCATTTATTATTGAAGCTGCAATCTGGAAAGCAAAACTTATTCTTAAACAAACAGAGATGAATACTAATTACTATTAACAACTGGGCAGCAGGTTTATCGGGATGCCTGCGTAAGTCCCAGACACACTAAATTAAATCACACTATGCACACTTTAAAATTTTCCACAGGCAATGCCAAGCTTGGAAAACGTCTCATCTTTTCCTTACCAGCAGGTTACACCTGTCCTAACGCTGGTCATTGCAAAACATTTGCTGATCGTGTTACAGGTAAAATCAAAGACCTGCCGCAGTCGGCTCACGCAACTGGACTTGAGTATCGCTGCTTTGCTGCCATGGCAGAGGCGCGTAGTAAAAACTGCCGTGATGCGCGGTGGTTTAATTGGGACACACTCAAAGAAATCCTTTATTCTGAAGATACAAAAGATCCAGTAAGTGCAATTGCCGATACAATTTCTTACGGAATCTGGCAATACAATAAGCACAAATTAGTTTATGATCTCTGTCGTATCCATGAATCTGGAGACTTTTGGTCTGAGCTTTATTTCCAGGCTTGGCTAAAAGTTGCACGACAACATCCCAACATCAAATTCTATGCTTACACCAAGCAACTCTCCTACTGGCTCAATGCTAAAGACGACATTCCTGCTAACTTGTTTCTCACTGCTTCAGTTGGCGGTAATCTCGATCATTTACTCGCCAGGTACAGCCACATTTTCAGGCGTATAGCCCATGTGGTTTATACAGAAAATCAAGCTATTGATATGGGTTTAGACATTGATCATGACGATAGCCATTGTTTTGGTAATAAACCGTTTGCACTTCTAGTTCATAACGTCCAAAGGGCAGGAACTGCTGCATCAAAAGCATTGGCTGAGCGTAAACGTCAGGGATCTTGGACAGGATATTCTAAATAATTAGTTGCAAGCTTACGAGGAATGAGTACTATTTATTCGTTCCTCATTTTTATTTGTGTCGTACTTAATTACTACTTATATAGATGGTGTGCCGCATGCCATCATGCCTAATGTTGATGCAATGAGATTTGATCTGATTCGTGTCACAAAAGATTCTGAAATTTCCAAAGCATTCTGCAGTCCGAACAAAACTGGTGCTATGAATGTTCTTAAGTGGATTAATGAGAATGATGAAACTCTCTCAAGTAAAGGACTGTCAGTTTCCCCTGAAGCCAAGTTCTTCCGCTGATAAGTGGTACGTCTTTGATTTAGAAACTAACGGACTTTATGATGATGTTACACAAATCTTTTGCATCGTCTTACACGATGTCTACAGAAACCAGACTCTTAGTTATGGGCCTGGGTCTATTGATGACGCTCTTAGTCTTATCGCTGATGCTGATTGTCTCATCGGCCATAACATAATTTTTTACGACTTGCCTGTTCTTCGTAAACTTTATCCCAATCTCCTGGTCAAAGATCAACATGTCATCGACACCCTCGTCGCAACCAGGCTCATATGGCCGAAAGAAAAACTATTTGACCTTGATGAAAATCACTACACGTCAGTGCCACCTGGTCTTAGAGGATCAGCCGGTCTTAAAGCTTGGGGCTATCGACTCAGTGATTACAAAATTGATTTCAAAGACTTTTCTGTCTACTCACAGGAGATGCTTGACTACTGCATCCAAGACGTTAATGTCACCACCAAACTCTATAAAGAAATCTGTCAATACTCCATTGCAGCATCAGCGCATAAGTTGGAGCATGATTGTGCCCTTGCGATTGAGAAACAGATTAGATCAGGTTTTCCATTTGATGTTGATCAATGTCTTGATCTTGTGGATGGGCTTGAATCTAAGAAACAGAATCTAGAGACACAGCTCAAAAAATTATTTCCACCAATCGAGACAGAAGAGTGGTTTACTCCTAAAGTAAACAACACCAAACGTGGTTACGTCAAAGGTGTGCCCTTTCGTAAAGTTCACATTGAAGAATTTAACCCAGGCTCTCGCGCACAAATCACTGCACGTCTCAAAGATAAATACGGTTGGACACCTGAACGGACTACCGAAAAAGGTAATCCAATCTTGGATGACGACGTACTGGAACAACTGCCGTATCCAGAAGCTAAACCGCTTGCTGAATACATGCTGCTTAAAAAACGACTTGGTCAAATTAAAGACGGTAAAAATGCATGGCTCAAACTGGTCTCAAAAGATGGCTACATGCACGGTGATCTTGTTACCAATGGCTGTATTACCGGTCGAGCAAGTCACCGTAATCCCAACATGGCGCAAATTCCTGCTGCCTATTCACCCTACGGCAAAGAATGCCGTTCTTTATTCCATGCTCCTGACGATTGGGTTCTTATTGGGGCAGATGCCAAAGCTTTGGAATTACGATGCTTGGCTGGATATTTGGCTATATGGGATGATGGTGAATACGGAAATGTTGTTATTGATGATGCTCAAGACATTCATTCATACAATCAAGAAATGTTTGGAGTTGCCACAAGAGATATTAGTAAGCGTCTTCTCTATGCTGTTCTTTATGGGTGTGGTTTCCTTAAAGCAGGTAACATTGTGGATCCACAAGAAAAAGATCCTGATCGACTCAAACAACTGGGGAGATCTGCCATCTCTTCCTTCATGTCCAAAGTCCCAGCCGTACAATCTCTCAAAGAACTTCTTGAAAAAAATCTAACCAACCGTGGTTATTTACTTGGTCTTGATCGTAGACCTTTGTATTGCAGATCTGAATTCAAAGCATTGAATGTGCTTTTGCAATCAGCAGGTGCAATCATCATGAAACAAGTTGTTGTCAATGTACATAATGCATTGAAAGAAGCTGGTTTCATCTATGGTCAGGACTGGCATCAACATGCATTTATACATGATGAAATACAAATATCTTGTCGTCCAGGTTTGGAAACGGATCTCACTCCTCTTATTCTTTCTGCTTTTGTGGATGCCGGTAATTTCTATAGTTTTCGTTGCAAAATAGAAGGTGACGCTAAGACCGGCTATACATGGTATTCAACACACTGATACTGGGCATCCTTAAGGTGTAAGCCCCAGATAAAACCGTTTAAAGGATCGGATCATGAACAAAGCTTTTCTGTCGCTGCAAGCAGCAGAAGCTCCACGTCAAGTCTATGTGGATGCAAATCGCACCAATGTGATTGTTAATGTCACAGCTCCACCTGCTGGTAAAGGCAAAGTTGCAACGCCTCTGACTCTGTTCATCTACACCAAAGCTGAACAAGATCGTGTCATGCAAACTATCAAAGAAGGTTCATATCTCTTTGTTGCAGGTGCTAAGTTGCGTCACGATTTAGAAAAGCGTGAACACTCACTTCATGGTGGATTAATTTATCCAGTTAACCCTGGTGAGTTTGGCATTATTAATGACATTATTCTTGGTGGTCGTTGCATTAAAGATGTAGATCGCAGTGATGAACGCGCTTATCGCGTTACTGAAGCTGGTTATGTTATTACAAACCAAACACTATCGGTAAACACTGGTAAGCAACAAGCTGACCTTTATAACTTCTATGCCATTAATGAAACCTCAGCCCGTTACAACCTGGCTGAATTGGTATCAACAATGACTAAAAAAGGAACAGGTCTAACCATCTCTGGTCGTTTAGTTACTGATGGCTGGACTGATAAAGCCTCTGGTGAACAGCGGTTTTCAACCAAGATTCAGCTGAACAACATGACCTTGGCTCCCAAAGCACAAGCTGGAGAGATCAAGCCATCAACTGAAATTGCACCTGGTGGTACTGCTGCTTCTCTATGGGGTAACGCAGATAGTCCTGCATCTAAACCACAACCTGTAGCGGCTGCTGCTTCTCCTGCACCAGATGTATGGGCTGATGGTTTACCTGATCTGCCTTCATCTAATGATGACAACGATCCTTTTTAAGCTAAACTAGTCGCACTTATCTGGGCATCTGCATGCAGTGTAAGGCCCAGAACTTAACCTCGAAACAACCCTGATTATGACCCCGACTTCATCTGCTTTGGCTAAACGCAAACTTGATTCGTTTGCGATGTTCAATGACAAGAAATTTGTCAGTGGATATCAGCCGCTTGTTACTATCCAGCCTCTTAATAAATCTAAGAAGCGTGGTTGGTTTGTTCGTAATTCTGATCTTGACAATTGTGGGTGGACCGCAACTGAAAAAGATTTTGACAAAGGTGCAATCATCTTTGATTACGAGCATGCCTTTGGTATGGCTCCAAACATGACCAAAGAAACAGGTCTTAATTTCCAGCGACCACGCGTTCAGGTTCTGTTGCGTTCACCTCTAATGGTGGAAGAACAGTTTGGAATGCGTCAATGCATTGGTACCTTTGAAGATCCTGAAGTTAAGGAATTGTTTGAAGCTGATAAAACAGCTGCTGACTTAGCTGCTAGCAAAAATGAAATGTACAAACGTAAGTATTCTGTCCGCACTAAATATTTGGTCTATATCTTGACCAATGCTAATAAGCGGGCTCATAAAATCCCAATGGTTCTTACCCTTAAGGGTTTGAATGGTACAGATGTTTCTGAAAAGATTCGTTTGTATGAAAAGGAAATGTCCAAGTGTTTATCTAAAGCACTGGACTCTGAAGTTCCTTTGCAATTCAACGAAAAGTTCTATGCAACCACTGTCTTTTGCCCTGAGCTAAGCAGTGATATGCGTGGATCTAATAACGTTGAGATCTGTGCTATCGAATCATTCGACATCCCAGATTACACAAGTCAAGAAACAGCTGTTGCTGCCCTTGATTCCATGTCCATTCCTGATGAAGATCGTGAATCAACCTGGAAATTCCAAGAGATGTACAACGACTACATCAACCAACATGCCCGCCAAGATGCTAGTCGGCTCAATGGTGCGTATGGGAACGCGGAAGGTGTCAGTATTCTTCCGGAGTCAAGAACGACTGATGCTACCGTTGAAGTCCTCCCCGCAGCTACCAAAGCTTCCAGGGATGACCTCGGAGCGGATTCAACCTTCTGATAAAAAGGCTTGATCCATTTGGTCTAGTGCATCTTTCACTAGACCTTTAATCACACACTGGCGGGTCGCAGCTATGTTGACAAGCAGGGTTGCGATCTGCTTTAATTCATCTACTGAACTACATTCCTCGATGTAACGAGTCATCTTGACCTTCCAGAACTCTTCTTCTGGTGATGGTTCAAAGTTCAGCATTCTATTTAATTTTATTCATCATTCTACATGGAATCACAACTTCAACAACTCAGCGAAGCTCAGTCTCTTATTTATTCCAGATCAAACATCAGACGTACCTATTCTGAGTTTGATGATACTGACATTGCTGGTACTTACCTTGATAGCAATGATTGCTTGATCATTGTTAGAAACGATGGTTCTCAGCAGTCGTATCCAGCAAATACAGTTCGTAAAACATTTGCAGACTTTACAACTAGGCTGCCTCATTTCTTTGCCTACCTTGGTCCTAACTTCAGAGGTCCCAGCATTTGGCGCAATAACTGCTACATCATGCATAAAGGTTGGCATTACCAGGCTCAAGGCACTGCTAACTTGGTCAATGCTCAAGCTCAACGTCGATGGGTAGACAAATACTCATTGCTTGATTCAGAAGAAAAAATTAAAGCTGCTCTTGGTAGTTTTGATCTGGGTTACCTCATCTCACCTGATGGTAAAACTGCTGGTTACAAAGCACCAACACTTGCTGACGATGAAGTAGAAGATGATGAGACACCACAGCCCTACTGCAGTTGTGGTTCTTTCCAACGCCAATCCAATCTTGCTGATCAAATTCGTCAGGATATTCCTGACTTTCAACCATCCTGTAAACACATGACCTGGTTTGCCAGGTATCGTCAGTTTCTTTCTGCACGTTCTGAACTTATTGAATCTTGCCGTGGTCACATGGCAGAAACAGCTACAGCCTGGTATTATGCACCCCCTGCTCTAGGTAAAGAGCATGGCAAACTCTCTATCATCTATACCAAGCATGGACAAAATGCCCCACTTAAAATGTGGCGGCACTACAAAGCCCAAGAATCATTCAACGAAACTGACGCTTGGGATCTCTTTGACAACATGTTAGAGAAAGGCTTCGTGCCTTTCCCTCACACCTCACTTATTCAAATCGCACACGCATTCAAAGCTAACTAATGTTCGGATTCATTGCTAATGCCTTCACTTCTTTTGTTCAAGAAGTAGCTTCAGCTGTAGTGTCTATGGCATTTGCCATGGTCGTTAACTTTGTTACCTCACAATTTTCCTAATGTCTCAAATCACACCGACCAAATTAGATAAACTCAATACTTTTGAGCTTTACAAACACCATGCTGCCTTATCGAGCAGTCTGTCTCTCCTTACTCCTGACTCCAAAGAGCTGGCACTCTCTGAACTGGAACATTGTGCCAGGCTCCGGTCTAGCAAGGTTGATGGAATCCACTACCATCTCACCCAGCATGAAAAGCTAGTTGAAGTAGGTGCAGAAGAGAAAAAGAAACTAGATGCTGCAATTAAACACCATAAGGCAGAGATTGAAGCATTGCGTTCAATTTTAAAAGAGGTCAGACGACGTGGTTTTGCTGACGGCAATAAAATTACTGGTAAAAATTATGAGTTTAATGTTTCACCTCTTCCTTCACCTACGGTAGAGATTACCGGCACTATTGAAGACTGGTCTGCTGACGAGCAACAACAGTTCGCTATGGTTGAAGAGGTCATCACCACTACTATTACCAAAACATTAGATGGCAAGAACATCATTCGGGCAGATGAAAAAGTCAAGCATCGACACATACCAAATCTCGATGCAATCAAAGACGCCCATGCCCAAGGTCAAATACTCCCAGAAGGAGTACGGGTCATACAAAACCACCGCATCACGGTCAAACGTATCCTCAACAACAATGAAGACTGAAACTACATCATGGACCAAGTTCCATCCTTCATTACAAAAGAGTTTTTATAACTCTTTAGAAGTTCCTACTTCTGAAGCTGATGCAATTGTTAAAGAACAATGTCATAAACACGCTGTTTCTGATATTGAGATGCAAATGCAGGCTCTAGAATCTGAAATGGAATTAGAAAACCGTCAAGACGTGCCTTATAACGCAGTAAAAATTGATCAACTTCATGAACGTCGCATTAAATTAATCAATGCAAAACGTTATCACACTAACGCAGCACATGCTTACTGGTATTATATGCAGTAGTTATTGATACGTTATGTACGAGTACACCATCGAAGAATCACGCTTTGGTTTATTCACCAGTATTCTTGTTGATGGTACTCGTATGGTTACAGGGATGACTGAAGAAGCAGTGCGTTATTGCACTGATAATATTCACATCCCTGTTCTTAAAAATGAATTTGATGGTTGGACCAGTTCACCAAAAGCTGGTGTTGTAGGTGGCAAACTGTAGAATAAAGACACAATAAGAACAAGAAAATGAACTCCAAAAATTACGAAGAACATATTTATTACATTCTTGATAATTTCACAAAAGGAGGTACACCCCTCTCTGCTTTTCTTGGTGGCCGCATGGAATGGCAGGTCACAACCTTAGTTGCTGGCCTGCTTGCTAACCAAAATATTTCTCAATCTCTTGATTCAGAAGAAATTGTAGAAGCTGCAATTACTTATGCCAAAATTATTCAAAATAAATTAGCTCAATACGAAGGCTCTACTGTCAATAATCTTGAAAGATTAATGGATAAATAATAGAATTAATTACCAATACATAGACCAAGTGTCCAAACCTGTTGCAAGCATTAAATTCCATTTGGAATTTGAAGTAGCATACGATCCTTTTAAAGGCCGTACACCCGAAGAATTTGCTGAAGTCGTACATGACGACTTGCATCGCGTCCTTAATGACTTCCGAGAGGAAGATGTTTTAGGTATCTTTAGTGATGTAACCTCTGTTCAGCTAACAGATCAATGAACACAGACTATCTTGCAAACTGGGACGCTCATTCAGAACGGCAGAAAGCTGAATTTATGGAGCACATGTATAAGTGTTCTGGTCGCACTAATGGATTATTTACTAATCTTTGGCAAGACTTTTGTTTAAAAGAAGCTGGTCCTTATTGTCGTCAAATGTATTTTGACCGCAAAAAAGCTATTGAAGAGTTTGTTAGGTTAGAAACAGAAAAACAATCATCAACCAAACCAGAACAATTCGTTTCTACTTTCCATGACTGATGCAAAAGCCTCAAGAGAAAACATGCATGACACAAGTCATGCCATGACTTCAATGGATGCAGAAAGTAAATACCAAGCTTACAAAAAACTTGTGCTTGCTTTTGAAGACATCCTTTCTAGTTCTTGTGAACCATATGATGTTTTAGAACAACATCGTCTTACTGGTGAAGACATTCACAATGCTCTTCAAGAAGCTATTGAACTTCAAAAAAACTGGCATCATCAAGAACTAAATATTCTTGATGATTTACTTGTCCTCAGTAATACTGGGAAATGAAAGTGGTTCCATAGGATCTGGTTTATTTCCACAGATTGCAACTGCTCTTTTGTAAAACATGTTTTCTGTTTGGCCTACCTCTTCAAGGTGGGCCTTTATTTTTGCCCAGTTTTCTTTTTGGAATTTGTCCATAATAAAAATGCTAATTTGTTGTGTGCTTTGTCTGCTTTACGAATAATTTCTTTTGCCTCCTTTCTGCTAGTACATTGATCTGCTTCAACACTAAGGCTGTGTAATTTTCGGTGTTGTTTTTCAGGATTCATTTAATAGACCTCCCAGTCCCTATATTTGTTATTAATGCTAAGACAGTTGCTGTCATTCCGGCAAATGTAACTTCTACACGCTTTCCTATTTCAGGACAAGTTTTTAATCCATCATTATTCATACAATAAAAAATAGCTGTGCCAAGAAAAAAAATTTGAGCAGTAAATATTACGCCCAAAAAACTTAATAAAACTTTTTCTTTTTGAGATAGATTCATTATCTAGTTGTTTCTTGCCATCCCAAAGATGCCAAGATATCTGCACCATTTGTGTCAGTAGAAGCAATAAGAATTAATTCAAAAGGTGTTGAAGTAAAACTATTACGTTCTAATTGATATTCAAATAAATCTGAACGATGTAGTTCAGATGTTGTTGAGCCTTGGTTTGAACCAATAGAATATCCTGCAGTTAAAACTTCTCCGTCGCCTTGGCTATAACCTGTAGCAGTAATGTTGTATTCGACCAAAGAACTATCTCCTGCGCTCACCCAAGTACCTCCGCTTGTTGTGCCATTCTGCACAATTTCCCAACAATAATTAGCGTTGTTTGTAATACCTAAAACATTTAAAGAGTCAAGGATAGCAACGCCATCAAGCTTTGTAGATTTAAGACGTAAAGAAATAAGTGGATATTGAGTAGAAGCATTTGTTAAATCACGAGGACTTGCAATTGGTAGCTTTGCTACTGTTGCTTCACCACGTACTTCATACCCTCCTTCTGATAATACAGTTGCACAAATTTGTTTTAAAGTGCTGCTACTAGTTGTTGTATTTGTATTAATAATCTCAGCTCTAATTGGCAATGTTGCAGTTGTAATATATGTTCCTTCAGTTACATTGGCATGATGAAATAAATGGCAAAGAACATATGTACCATTAATAATAAAACCACAACGAACAGTACCTGAACCAAGCCATTCAAAATCAAACCAAACAATTTGTACTTTTGTTAAATCTAATGTGATACCTGATGGCCCTCTTCCATCGAGTTTATCTACATTCCAACTGCTTTGACTAATTTCTGTATCAACAACAGCGCCACTAACTGCGCTGCGTTTTACAAATACGGGTTCATTTGTATCATTTAATTCTAAATAAAAACCATTTGATGCACCGTAATATCCTATTCGTTGTTTTAAATTTGCTTTAGCTTCATTAAAATTAAAAGATAAAATTGATAATAATGATTTACCTGGCTGATAATTAAAAACTCTTTTTGTTTCTCTTAATACCTGTGCGCCAGATGCAGTAGTCACTGTCAGATTAATTAAACCTTCATCACTATCGTGTGATGAAGATCCGCCACTAGTTACAGATTCAACCCAGTGACCATTATCTGTATAACGATGAGATGAATCAAATAAAGTATAAGGATTCGATACTCTTAACCTGCCAAAAGCATCTGAGCTTGTAGTCCCTGATGTTTGTATTGTTTGCGGATTAACAACATAAACTGTTCTGACCAGCTCATTATTATAGTAACGATCTTGTGCCATTCATCTGTTAATAATCCCTATATCTATCTTAAAATGTAGAATATTGTGTAGGTAATTAAATCATGTTTAGCGGGACTCCTGATAAGCCACTGGAACATACTCTTCAAGGGCAAGAAAAGCCAGTAACTCAAGATCCACAACCCAAGAGCAAGAGTGAACCCGTAGGCAGACTTGCCAATGAACTCATCAAACTTAGTAGCCATGCTGCTAATTTGATGCTCCAATCGCACTTGTTGCATTTGAATTATGAGTCCGGGAATTTCTTTGGCGTACACAAGTTTTCCAAGAAACAATACGAAAAGCACCAATCGCAATTGGACCGTATAGGCGAACTTGTTAGGTCTTTGGACTTCTTGATGCCTATGTGTTCCAAAGGATTGCTTGGTGCCTGTAAAGGATTTAGTCATATCACTGCCTATGCAGGGGCGTCAATGTTAATTACTTATTATGAAAACTTAGAAGAATTCGGTATGGCATGTAAAAAAGTTGCTAAACTTGCTGGCAAAATGGAAGCTTACGATATTGAAAACTATTGTGGTGAATTAATTGAAGACTGTTTTACTGCTTCTTGGCAGATAAAAGCAACTTTAAGAGGAGAGAAATAATAGCAGCGGCAATTGCTGTACAAACGGCTTCTGTTATTTCATTACCAAAATGAGATGGGTGCGTTTGCCAATCAACGAGGGTCACCGCTCCCACTAACAGTAGTGATTTTTGAACGGAGGAGGATATCCTCAACACCTTGGCAAGCAAACCATACACGAGGACCGATGCCAGGCTTACTTTCAATGCAATTACGCAGTGTTTTAAGTTCAGTGTTAGTAAGTTGCCTTCTACCATCATCACCATGCAACTCGACCAAACCGCTACTAACTTCTCCTTTAAATCCTGTGCTTGACTTGCACTTAGCATTTTTTACATACTCTGCTGCTTTAATTATTCTATTAGCATCGTCTTTTAAACATCCTATGCCTCTATTACAGTTTCCACATAACAAACCTCTGATTTCTCCTGTGTCATGACAATGATCTACAGATAAAGCTTGTTTAGATATTTCATTACATATTGCACATTTTCCATTTTGTTTTTTAAACATTTGATCATACTGTTCTTCTGTGATGCCATATCTATATTTCAAGTTATCTTTCCGACGTGCCACACATACACTTAATCTTTTTAAATAATAACAAAAAAAGAGGGCGATTAAGCCCTCTAGTCTCTTCCTTAAACCGTTTAACCCTGGAAACTATTTTGTTTACTAGATTTATGGAGTTCGACTTACTCCTCTCGAACTATAGCGAAAATTAAATCATCATATCTACCCCTAGTTTCCCGTACATCAAAGACGCGAATACCGTCTTTAAACATTTCAGGAACACAATCAGACAACTGATCTAAATAGGTAGGTGATTGTACATCTTCAATAATTAATACACCGCCTGGGTTTAAAAACTTGGAATAATACATTAAGGCAAATTTCTGCGAATCCAAAGTATGTGGCCCGTCGTCAATAATAATGTCGTATGTTTTCTTACCAAATTCTTCAATGCCACTCTTAGTGTATGCATCCGTTTCGTAAAAGTCATATCGATCAGGATCTAATTGATCCCAAATAACATCAGGGACAATATCTTGAATATCTACCAATGTTAGATGTGCATTAGGTAAATACTCATGCCATAACAGGGATGAGCCACCATGTTGCACACCAATTTCAAGTAGTTCACACCGATCCATATCACGATACTGATCTAACAAATATGCATAAATACCTGTAAAATTATGGATTGTATTTTTATCTGTACCGCCAGGTACTTCAAAACCATCCACATTCAGATCCTTTAGCATTTTTGCCATCTTTTGATCAGGTTCAGTCCAATGCAATTGGTCCATTGATACGCCGTTTAAATAATCTTTACTATAAATATTTCTACCATAAGGTTGGGTGTAATGGTAAGCTTTATCTTTTAAATTCATATTGGTTTCCCAATAATTCTTTGCTTTGGGTTTACCGCTACCAATCCAAAATTCACGCATAAAACGTAAAGGATCTGATAAATAACTATCTTCACAATTAACAGCTACATACGACGCCTTCGCCCACCAGAAACCGCCTGAATAGTGCGGCCAATATCCCATGGATGTGTCTTTCTGCCAATTGATACCAGCAGTTTCATAACCAGATTCCAAATCTTCCACACATTGTTTCCAGTTATGTACACAGAAGAATTGCATAACACGCCGCCAGTCTTCTGTATATTTCGTTTTACGAGAGGAGCCTTTAGTGTGGATGTATAAGGCATAACCACTTGGATTTTCTTTGCACCAATCTCGTAATGCTTCCAACGTATTTGTTTCTTCCTGTTTATTTTGATTTTCCACAGCAGTAGCCCGCTTTGGAACAGGCAAAAGATCAATGTCCCCGTTAAAGCCAATGTGAAAATAACTAAGTTGTTCATATAAATGACTCGTTAAAAGAGCACCCAGTTGTTCTTGATACATCTCTTCCCAGCCCCTGCCGGGATAAACGTGGTAAAAAAGAGCTAAGTTCATTTGCCGACTCCATACACATGATCTTGGATTTCATCGATATAAATATCAGGGAGCATTGTAATGATCTTTCCCTTGTATCCATCGTGTCTCAACTTGGTACGGATATAACCTGCGAAGTTGTGCGCCAAGATAATGACATTATCCGGCTCATCTTTCAAGAAAAACTCCCGATCAACAATCTTTAAACCCACACCTGGCACATACTTGCCTTGTTTATGAGGAGTGTCATCTACAACATAACTATTTTTAAAAATAGAAAAAGAGTTAAGTGTGTTGAGATATACGCAGCCTTTAGCTGCAGCTCCAAAAAAAACGGTTTTACCTTCTAACCGATTAATAAAGATTGAATCCCTTGCAATCTTATTAAAAGTTTGGGAATAAAATGCGTTGTAATCATATGCTTCTTCTTCTGCAATAAATTTTTCTGCAGCTTCCGTATCTGCGTACTGCTCTTTATTAGTAATCCAAAGGCGCATTGAACCGCCATGGATATCTACCTCTTCTGCATGGTAGATTTTTAAACCGAATTGGGAAAATAATTTTTTCAACGGCTTGACTAACCAATAGTAATAATGTTCGTGATAGAACTGATCAAACTGGATAGTTTGTAGCGTGCGCAATGTATAAGGAAATTCAAGAATCCAAGTGCCGTCAAGCTTCTCAGCAATTCCTTCAACAAACCGTTCTGCATTTGGCGTATGTTGAAACGCATTGGTTGTAGTGATGATGTCGGCTTTCGGCACATCGCTATTTTTATTAAAGTAATCGTTGATATAAGTGATGCCAGCTTCTTCGTTTAACGAACGAAATGTCTGACTTGCATCACAGTTGTAGAGATTTAATTTTTCTTCTGTTTGACTTTGAAATGCTTTAAGCAATGTGCCATCATTACCACCAATATCAAGAATGGTGTCATGACGTAAATGCTTAATTGAATGCCAAAGCTGACGGCAATGTTGAATGTAGGGCATACTAATGCCCGAGTAATATAAATAATCTTTATATAATTCGTCGGAAGGTACTGCAATATCCAACTGAATACACAGATCGTTATCAATCGTGGAACAAATTGGATATTGTTTTGCTGCTAACGATGCCTCTTTACTACGGCAAAGATTATTAACAAGAGGTTGAAGTCCTAAATTCAATAGGATCTTAGTGCCAACGGAGTTTTTGTCGTCTTGTTGGATCGAAGTGCCAGTATTCGACGCCATATTTGTCCCAAGGTTTGTCGTAGGTTTCTGAACCCGGAGGTCCGCCCCATTTCTCTACATAATACTGATAATTCTTTTTAAATGTAAACTGATTTTTCTGTTGAAATTCAGGTTTACTTCTTAACGTGGAAGATCGATCATGATCTGCTGACATAGGAATTTTCATTACATGCAATCCAGACTGTTTAATTCGGTACCTATAATCATTGTCTTCAAAATAACCGGGGAAAAAATTCTCATCTAGATAACCGACATTTTCTAAAAGACGTGGTGTCCACATAAAACCGCACATGCAATCAGTCTCGTTATCTCCTAAAAATGCACCGTTTGGTAAAGTGTTTACTTTGTAAAGCAGCTCTGATAACTGTCCGGGTTTTACCCACCAATCAAATCCGGTTACAATCCAGTGCCGACAATCCGTATTGTCTCTAATAATCTGATTCACACTACCCGGATAACCTGCATTTTGGTTATTCTGTACTACTACAATTTCTCCTATATGGTCTGGTTTGTGATCGCATACCCAATCAATACCTTCCTCCACAGTGGAATCTAATCCCATTGAATTGTCAAGGATGTAATAACGTTTTAAAGGTACGTCAATTGTTTGAAAATGCTTGACTAATTTAAATCCTTGAGTAAGGATTGGCACTGCGATTATATCCAAACGTTCCATTAATTTGCGTGTACAATAAAAAGTAATATACAGGAAACTGCGTGCCTGTTAACGACCAGTTAGAAACTGTCTTTGATATTTACAACAAGGATCCTGAAGGATTCTTAGAGTTAAATGCAAAGCCTGCAAGGGTAACAATTAATGGCAAACGTCATTATGAAACTCCTTTTCATACAGGACCAGCTGCTTCTGTAACTACAATCATTTCTGAAACCGCATCAGAAGCCAACAAAAAAAAGTTAGAGATGTGGTCAAAAAATAATCCAGGTGTTAAAGAAGCTGCAGCAGAACGTGGTACTGCGATACATAGCTGTATGGAGATGTTCCTGAAGAAAGAAGAGTTTGACGTTCCAGTTGAATATCAGGATTTTTGGACTGGTATGCCTGACATTCTTTCGCAATTTCAAGAAGTTCTTTGGGCAGAGACACCCTTGCGCGATGACCACCAGTTTGCTTTATCCGCAGACGGTATCGGGCGCGTGTGGGGCAGGGACGAGGAAGAGAGACCATGGGTTGGTAGTCCTGACATCATTGGTGTTGCAGGTAACAAGCTCACACTTGCTGACCTCAAAACAAGTGTAAAACCGTATTGCCGATGGTGGCCTAAAGATTTAGAGAAGGGTTCTATTGAATGGCGAAACCGTCTCGGTGGCTACATGAAATTCAATAAATGCTGTCTGCAACTAGGTGCTTATGCGTTAGGAATTGAACAAACACTGAACATGAAAGTTCAACAAGCAGCCATCATTGTTTCGACCCCAGAAGGTACGCAACTTTTTAAAATCTCTAGACGCCATCTTGATTCTTGCCAAGAAAAATGGCTAAAAGTAGTAAATGAATACTACTCTCAGCTCGATCGTTGCATCATGTACGATGCTGATGCTATTTAACTTCAATCAATTTATAACATAGGGCGTGAGCCGCCCATTCCAAAAGGAGTAGGAGATCCATAAATAGGATCTTAATATTGTGATCCTAAAGCAGCGTAGGCATCTTTTAACACGATACCTTTATTTTGGCGCATATAATCATCAAGAAATGATTGAACTTGTTCTCGATCTTGTCCTTGCACTGCAAGCATTCTTTCTACATCACTCTTAGTAATTTCTTTGCCAACATTTGTAAACAATCGGTTCTTTTCACTTGCACTAGCTGACCGCATAGGTTGCTCAACTAATTTGTAATAAAATCTTTTTAATTCATCTAAGGTATTTAAATTGTTAATACCTAATGCTTTTTCAGCTTGCTCAGGACTTGACGGTAATTCTCCAATACCGTAACTAGTAGCCTGATTGACAAACTTTTTAAAATCTTCGTCAGTAATACTTCTATCAGATCCTGGTTTAATTTGTGCAGCTTTAGCTAATTGATCAAAAGTCTCAGGTCTAGATGTTCTTGTAATATTGATTCCTTGACTTTGAATTTTTTCACTGTCAGGTACAACTTCTCCTCTTGCAAAGTATTGAGGAGTTATTCCACCATCAAAATTTGGATTACCTGTTCCTTCTTTAATACCTGCATATGTCGCTGCAATGTTTGCTTTTGCGCGTTCAGGAGTCTTTTCCATCCATGAGTGATAAGACTCTGTTTTTGATGGCTTTGCTTTGTCGTATGTTTCGGCTAAAAACTGAGCAAAATCACCAATACCTGCAGTTTTAAAACGTTCTGCCCTATTAGAATCAGTTCTTTTACGAGCTTCTTCCGTATAATTTAAATTATCAAGACGATTTCTAATATCATCTAGAATCGCTTTAGACTGTTCACTAGCAGCCATGTCAAGAGTTATTTAATCTATTTATATATTCTATTGCAATTTATATATGCCTCCAGATTAGCAAGTTCTAGGATATTGAAATCGGAAAAAAGAAGGCGCCCCATGGAGATTACAATAACCACGGGGCAGTGGATTTCTGCCATCAACGACGCTATCCTTGGCGCTGCTGATGGCGATACTTTTCTGCTGCCTTCAAATGCACACAAACATGCTTTTGAAATAGCTAAAAAAATTACAAAATCCACAAAACATTTTAAAGTGAGGGTCCAGAAGTGAAGCGAATGTCCAGTGCTGTTCAGCCAGGGGAAATCAATCTCAAACTGATTCCGGTTGATTGGCCTCTAACTCCTCTTGGAGACAAGAAAAATCCTTACCTTGCTGGCTGGCAAAATAAACCTCAAACTATCTCAGATATCTCAAAAGAGATTGAGGCTGGTACTTGTAAAGCTATTGGTCTTCTTTCTGGTCCTGTTTACAACCAGCCTTATGGTTTAGTTTGGGTTGATGTCGATGGGCCTACTGTCTATAAAACCATCGAAGAAGTCTCTGGTACCACTACAGAACTGGCTCTTCCTAAAACTTTGACAATCCTCAGTGGTCGTGAGGGTAGAGAACGAAAACTCTATAAAGTTCTTAAAAAAGATTGGGATAAATTCGTCCGAAATAAATATGCCTGGCACGCAGAGGGAGCAGGCGAAAAGCTTGAGATTCTTTGGAAGCGACATCAAGGTGTTTTAATGGGTAGTCACCCAAATACTGATGGGTATTACACAAAACCAGAAGAAGATTACAAATTTGTTAATGATTTACCAGAAGTCCCTCGTTGGATTCTTACTGGTATTAGTGCAAAGAACGCAAAACAAGGCACTCCTCAAGAGTCTCAATCGAGAATGTTTGGTGAAAACTTTGCTATTAATACCAAAATAGGTCACGAATATGAAATAAAGGAAGCAATTCGTGCTCTTTGGTCTCTTCCTTCTGAATATGCAGACGATTACGATGCGTGGCTAACTGCAGGTCAAGCTCTTCATTTCGTTGACGAAACTCTTGTTGACGAATGGGATGAATGGTCTAAACAATCAGATAAATATAAAGAAGGTGCATGCCATGAAAAGTGGCGTAGCTTTGATAAAGGTGGTGGTCTTACTGTTGGTAGCCTATATAAAGAAGCTCAAAAGCACGGATTTCAATTCTCACAAGAACACAAAGCAATGCCGGTTTCAGACGATTCTCTTGATGCACTCAGTGATTTACTGACAAACATGCTTAACAATGAGCCTGTTATGCCAGATGAAATGGTTAATGCATTAGCAGGTAAAAAAACTATTTTGCCTCCAGAAGAATCATTAGAAGAAAAAAGTAAACGTAATGCACCTGCTGATGAAATCTTAGATATTCTCAGCCAGCTTTATCAAGGCAACTTATTATTTTCTGCTGCTTCTAATAAATTCTGTTTGTATGAATATGAAGTGCCTGGTCTATGGACCACACTGACACAACCACAAATGAAGCGTGACCTCTGGGCTAAGCTCAAGTTACTTAAAAATACAGTGCTGCCAAGGGGTTTTGGTCTCAAATTAGTCAATGATATGTATGATGGTCTGTCACAAGTCCTTCAGCATGATTATTGGAATCAAGACAAAAACTTAATCCTTTTTCGTAATGGTGTCTTTGACATTAGTACTGGTGAATTAGGTGGTTTTAAGAAAGAATATTACATCAACCGTTCTCTTCCTTACGACTACGATCCATGCGCTACATGTGAACCAATTATTAATTGGTTGTTCTATACACAACATGGTGATAAAGAACGTGTGCAACTCCTGCGTGCGTGGTTAAGGGCAGTACTCACTTCTGCGGATAACATCCAAAAGTTTCTTGAGATTGTTGGTCCAGGTAAATCTGGTAAATCTTCTTTTGCCAATCTCTGTCATGCCTTAGTTGGCTTTGAAAATGCAACCGTCTCCACACTGGAGCGCATTGAAAAGAACAGATTTGAAACTGCTGAAATGGTAGATAAAAAACTTATCCTCTTCAATGATGTAGAACGATATGGTGGTAACGTCACCATGCTTAAAGCATTGACGGGTACTGACCTTATCTCATCTGAGCATAAGTATCGTCAAACAAAAACTGACTTCAAATTTGATGGCCTTATCGTCATCACTGCTAATGAACAAGTTCAATCCACTGACCCAAGCTCCGGTTTACATCGTCGCCGTCTCACCGTTCCCTTCGATCGTCCCTTCACAGGTAGTTCCAAAGAGCAAACCACACTCATCAATTGTGGACCCCACGGAACTACAGGAGTTTTTACTGAATACCTACCGGGCCTTGTCAACTGGCTTTTAAAAATGTCAGAAGACGAAATGCGTGAATACCTTATGGAGACATCCAAGAAGGTTCCGTATTTCCAGAAATACAACACCCGTCAACAAGTACGAGCTAATCCATTAATTGACTGGCTACACCAAAACTGTATCTTCTTCCCTATGAAAGGTACTTTCGTTGGTGACTGTCGCCCTGCACCACGGGAAAGCCGTTACTACTTTGCTAATACCGATAAAAAACTCTATGCCAATTACTGTGAGTTCTGTCGATGCAATGGTGGTAATGCTATGTCCCGTTCTCGTTTTGAGAACATGTTGCTTGACATTCTTAATCACCAGCTAAACATTAACGTCTACAAGCTTCCCAATATTCGCATGGTATTTCTTCAAAATATTTTGCTAAGAGAATCAGAGCAAACTCGTAACCTGGAAGATTATCCTTCCATTGTTGAGCTTGCACAAAATCCTGATGAATATCGTTCACTCTATGGTGATGTCCGCATTCAATACAATGAATCAAAAGTGAAAGAATCAGAGTAACATTAGAGCAGCAATATTTAAACGTTAATGAGTAAGCCAAAGATTCTTTGGTCGGCAGATGCTGTCGCTAAAACTGGATTTGCCCGTGTGACTGAAAACTTAGTCCATAGATTAAAAGATAAATATGAAATTGTAATTCTTGCTAACAACTGGTGGGGTGATCCCTGCGAATTGCAAAAAGAAATCAAAATGTACCCCAGCTCCAACCGGTTCCAACAGGAACCTTTTGGCGTACAACGTATTCGAGAAATTGTTGATAATGAAAAACCTGATCTTGTATTTATTAATAATGATGCTTGGATTGTTAATCAGCTTTATTCGCAGATTAAAGACTTCCACGAGCAAGGCCGTTTTAAATTCGTCGCTTATATGCCGATGGATTCTTATGCCTGGACTGGTTGCTTAGCTGATCATGCCAACAGCTGGGATGGGATTGTTGTCTATACAGAATTTGGTGCTATTGAATTCCATGCCGCTGGTATTACTAAACCTGTTACCGTCATTCCTCACGGGATTACCGAAGGGCAATTCTATCCGATGGATAAAATTGAATGCCGTAAAAAACTTAATATTCCTGAAGATTCTTTTGTTGTCTTTAATGGCAACCGCAACCAGGCTCGCAAACGTATCGACATCACAATTGATGCCTTTGCTCAATTTGCCGTAGGACGACCCGATGCAAAACTCTATCTACATATGGGACTTAAAGACCAAGGATGGGACATCATGTCTCTCTTTGGTCGTCAAATGCGTAAAAACGGGCTTGATCCCAATGGACGCATCATCATGACCGCGCAATCTCCTCAGCCTCCTTCTGTACCTGTAGAGATGCTGAACATGATCTATAACACCGCTGATGTCTCGGTCAATACCTGTAAAGGTGAAGGCCATGGACTGGTCAACCATGAATCAGCAGCCTGTGGTATCGCGCAAGTTGTGCCGAATCACACGAGTCTCAAAGAGATCTTTGATGGTGCTGCACCTTTAATCGACAACTGCTTCATGGATGTAGACATGAACTACAACCGTGACATGCCAGTCCCTAGTGCAGAGCACCTAGCTGAGATCCTTGGTGAGCTTTATGACAACCGTGACAAGCTTAAAGAGGTTGGTGCTCAGTGCTTTACCCGTGCTACCGATCCCAGGTATCAGTGGGACAACATTGCTGCACAGTTCGACCAGGAGTTCAGTGAGGCTCTGAAGCCTGCTGTAGAGCGGGAAGTGCCCGTAATCAAGAAACCCAAACGACGAAAGAAAAAGGAAGCAGTAACAGCATGAGACGGGGGCTTCGGCCCCTTTTTTCATGTCTTGAAGTGAGACGCATGATCATTGAGTATGAGTCAAGAAGCTAGTGACCCCCCTATTTTTCTTTTTTTTCTTATATGCCTACAAATTTGGCATGCAGATTTGTATTTCTGTGGAAAACCAGGGTGTGATTCCCCTTGGTTCTCAATAAAGCCTGAGGCGATCGCAATAAGAGGGGAAGGGGGTTGCGCCTGAAACAGCACCGATTAGAGTGGGAACAAATTTGCACGCCAAATTTGCACGACTACTAAGAAAAAAAGTTATTTAAGGAGGGTGAACGCACTATGTCTCGCAAATCTCACTCACCTGTCTTACTTTAAGACTTCAAACCCCTTGCTATCACTGATGCCACGTAAATCACCAGCTCCCAATCAGCGCCACAAAAGCCTTTCAACCATCAATTTTCGTCTCGTCGATCTCAATCGAGACTTAAATGAGCAAGGTTTTTATCATGGTTTTCCTTGCATGTATGGTCACACCATCCGCGACAAAGAAGAGCATTGGTGTGCCGAGTGCGTCAAAAGGATCATGAGCAATGTTTGTGGCTTTGATGTGAATTTTGTGGCTGAGCCCTATCGCAACGAGCTGCCCAGGCTCCTGGATCGTTTACCTAATCTTCCTGCTTCTGAGTGTTGGCCTATCGATAAACCATCAATGCGGTTCCGTATGCCGTCTTGGCGCACAGCCTTTACACGCGAAAGCAGTGATAACATCAATATCAGAAAAATTCTTTACACAGCCTTTTGGGGAGATGTCGGAAGTTTGTATGTCACCAAACTAAAGAAACATACTGGTTGCAATACACCCAATTGCGTTAATCCCCTTCACTTGGCATCTTCGTTTAATTTACGCCCAGCTCCTAAAGATTTTCATTACAAGGATCTTGAATATGATGCTAGGAAAATTACTGTTATGGCATTGCGGGAAGCCAGTAATTTAAGTATTGACGATATTTTGGAAACGTTGTATAAGCCAACAATTAGAGATCCTAAAATGGGAGTAACAGATATCCCAGATAGGACATATTGTGAGCAATCCGAATCTATCTCAACGGGAGAGATCACAATTTAATCCGCTAAATCTTGGCCGTTTTGATACGACTGCGGTTCGTTTTTTGACGGGAACTCTTGGCCCAAGAAGTGAGATAATCCAAGGGGGATACGGTAATTATACTTATAATCATTGGTTCCAGGTCACATTAACACTGCCTGCTTGGATTATTTTAATTAAAGGTGGAACTGCATTAGCACGAGGTCAAGCAACTCTTAGTGATCGCTTTTCTGAAATTAATCAAAGATTTTCATTTCAGGTTTATGATCAAAATCGTAATCCTATAAACGGTCGAATTATTCATCAAGAGCCACAGGCTTACTGGGGACATGTTGCTGGTGCTCAATCTGATTTATACAATACTTATTCTCCTGGTCGCTTTGATAAAGGAGATGAAACTTTTTATGAACTTGAGCCAGGTAATTATTTAATTTGTATTTCAGCAAATCGAAATGAAGAATTTAATTATGGTGTTGGTTTAGTCGTTGAGTTTCCTAGTGATGATGAACAATTTATTCTTTTAGAGGATGAAGTTATTGGATATGTAGTCCAAGAAGGCACTTCACAGATTGAAGGAGGCGGTGATTTTCTTCAAATTCCTAATCAAGTTGAAACAGACGTAACAGTAGATACAAATAGTGCATTTACTATTACAGCTTGTACAATAATTTCTGGTATTTTTGTTCAAGTCAATAATGCAAATCTTGATGGAGATGAATTGACTTGGATTATTGGTCCTAATCCAAATCAAGATATTACTGAAGGAACTGATCGAATTAATTTAGATGCTACTGAAAACTGGCAATATACATTACATGTTCATTCTTTAAATGAATGGCGTGATGCATGGTTACGAGATCACTCACAAGATGATAAATTTCCTTCGGGTATTTTTGCTCCTTACACTAATGCACCTTAGAATAAATATATTGATTGATTAATTATGTCTGATCCTCTTGTACGTGGAAATGAAGATCTGATCACAGAGTATTGGACAGGTAAAGCAAAAAATAAAAAAGAAAAAGAAACTCCTACTCAACTGTTCAAAAAGTATTGCGATGATGAGCCATGGATGCCAGAATGTCGAGAGTATGACGTATAACATTGTCAACATTAGTTACTAATGCTCCTCCGGTTAAAGTTTGGGTACGTAAAGAATATCTTCGTGATCTCCGTGATGGGCATGGTGAGTATGTGCTTGGCTATTGGGTCTCTATTAAATCCTTACCAGGGCGGTGCTTCTATTTCGAGACATATTTACCGACCTATGGTGCGCTCTATGACAAGCTACCGATCTCTGCTTTCTTAGCCTGGGACTCAGATCACCCTGATGCGCCTGTTGCACCAGATCCTGATTTACCTATTGAAGAACTTCAATTTTGGAATTGTTTTAGTCATGATATTACAACGATTGAAAAAAATCTTACCTACACAATGGAATGGCAAATCCGTACTAAGACCGAAGGTACTCTTAGTGGGGACTATCTCTTTACTATTGACAGTTACAACGGCGACCGCAGCACAACTGATCTCTCCTTCGCAGAAACTCCAGACGAACACAAATCGTTCAACATTATCCAACTGTCGAATGGTCAGATTGCAGCTTATCCCAACAACAGATGCCGTCTTATTGACCCTTCTTTGTCGCCGGAAACCCTCTCCACCCCCGACTTCCTTGTCTCAACAAGGTATTTCAATGTTGAATATCCAAATGCAAAATGGGGAAGGCTAGGAGAATCAGAAGAGTATTTTTGGAAAACCAAAACAGAAGAAAAGAAAAAACTACCTGATCCTCCAATGTATAAAACTAAAAATAAAATTTATAAAGTATTTGTACCTGATTCAGATGTAGAAGAATTTGATCGGTAGAATAGAAAAGTCGAATATAGTTATCCATGGAAAATATTCTTTCCAATCCTATTACTTGGATCGTAATTGCTGCTGCATCTGAAATTATTGCATTGACTCCATTGAAGTCAAATAGCATTATTCAACTGGTGCTAAAAGCATTGGTGCAGCTCAAGCCTTCTGTAAAAAAGTAAAAGGTATCACACCAGATGATGCTGTGTTTATAGCCCAGTGGAGTCTTGTTAGTGATAAAAAACGTCTTCGTCAAGAACTAAAACGCCGTAAAAATATGGCTTTAACACCTTATCGTATTGACGAAGCAATTCGTAAATATAAAGAAGAAACGAATTGGAATCAATCTTCTAAAGGTTGAAACCAAAAAACTACACCATCATTTTCTTCTACATATTCTCTAGTAGCGTAAGCGTGATCCTTTTCAAGGGTTTCACACTTGCGCTCTTTATTTAACTCCCAACAAATGTTCACACGTATCGTTTTCTTTTTTTTCACGAGTACATAGCAGCTAGGATGAGCAACACTGCACATACTCCCCAAAAACCAAGGAACATAACAACAATGCTAAGAAATTCCGAAGACTTTTTTACAGATTGCATATTTTTTGTCTCGGTCTGCTTTACCATTCCAGCCTCCGTTGATTCTGTAGCAACATTCATCGAATCCTTTTGTAAGGCAGACATTTAAAAGATCGTTATCTTTAATCCATCCTAATGCAGATCTGAAAGGATAATGATCTGTTACGTATTCCCAACCTCTTTCTACAATTTTTGGATCTTGTAAAGTTGCAGCGCAACGTTCATAGTTATACCGTCCAGTAAGCATTAGAACTCCAGCACCTTTATATTTTTTCCCATCCCCTGGATAAATATTACCTAGGTCAGCTCTCATTTCATAAGCTGATCCATCAGCAATTTCTGACATCCAACGGAAGTCACCTGTTTCATGCATAAGGTTAGCAATGAGCATGCACATTGCTCCTTCATGTTTATCAAATCCGCTAGAACTTAAAAGTTTATTGAAATCACTACAAAAAGTACCATCAAATTTATTTGCATTAAAGCCGGTTAGCTTTTGCATCACATCAGGTGTGATAATTTTAGTTGAAATTTTTTCTGGGGCAGCTCTATAGATTTCTGCAAATTCATCCAGTATATGTTCTGGAATTTTTCCTTCTAAAAAATTCCAAGCTGCGACTTGATGTGACAGCTCTTTGTAGTATTTAGCTGCGTTTTTAAGACTAATTGGCATGATTATTCACCAGAAACTGTTGTTGTTTCACTGGTAGTTTCCTCTTCTTCTTCATCTTCCGGCTCGGGTTCTGCAGGAGGTTCAGGTAACCAAATTTGATATTCTACGCCTTTAATATAATTTTCTAATTCAGGAACAGTAGTACATGCGTTAATTGCGGTTTCTTTTTCATTACAACGTGTACGAATCAATGCACGATCTGTTTGCACTTCCATTGGAACTACTAAACCAGCAGAAGGGTCTGCAGCACGAATAATCATCCAGTCTGTTTCTACTAATAATTTATTGCAAGTTTCTTTAACTTCTTCTACCCAATAAATTTTTAAATTATTTAAATCTTTTGGTGTTGTCGCATTTGAATAAAAACGACGATCATAAGAAGGTGAAGAAGAAGTAACAGGATCAGGAGTAATAACAATACCGATGGCTGTTTTTTCTTCTGTTGTGCTAACAGTTAACCAATTAGCTGGATACAAGTTTCCGGATGAATCTTCGAAAGATTCCCCTTCTTTTAAAACTTGACCGTCTAAAGTGTACATAATTTACTCACTAATAAATGTATTTTACTGTATTTAACGTGCACGAGCTGTCTTTAGAGGTGATTCGGCACAGGCAATATAAATATATGTGATGGTATCGGCATTAATCAAATTAATTGTACCTGCTATTTTAAATCCATTTGAATAAATATTGATATTACGAGAGCCAGTATCAGTTTCTGCGTCAGCATTATTTGTGCTTAATGTTGATTCAGCAGGATTAACAGTAGAACGTGTTGTGTCGTACCAGACCCAGTCTCTAGATGCGGGTGAACCAACAGCGAGAACGGCGCGAATTATAATCCATTTGGGCCTAAAACCTGTGTAGATAAAAGGTCCATCAGCTGATCCGTTTCCAATATAACTATTTATTGAAGTAATACCGTTTGCTTCAGCCCATGCTAAACATAAATATGTATCAGAAGCATTTACTGCATTGACATTGCCAATACTAATAACTGAACTAGTGGGATTAGTACTTTGCCAAGCATTAGTATTTTGAGGAGCACCATCAGTACTAAAACGTATAAATTTATCATTTCCAACTCCTTCATGATAACTAGTCCAATGTCCATTGGAACCTAAACGTTTAATAACAACAAATTTAGGCGTAACTCCTAATCCATGTCCTACTGTGCCACTGGAACCGTTTCCAGTGTAAGTAAACAATGAAAAGTTAGCATTACTATTTACGCTAACTGTCGTTGTTATGCTTCCATCTGTATTAGATGTAGTCCCATTTCCGCCCAAGAAAACTGGCGCAATAAATGTAATACCATTTTGATTCACATCATTATTACTACCAGGCAAAGTAAATCCATTAGTATCGTAAGAAGAAATATCAGTTGAACTCGTTTCGTTATTATTAGTGTTAACAAGTAAACGTTTTCCTGTACCTCGTATTGCATTATTAAAAATATGATCTGTAGCTGCTACAGATTTTTTCTTCATCCAGATAATATCAGGCTGAAAGTTTAAAACTGTAATAGGGTTTGAAAGTCCTGTTCCCTCATATTCAACTACATCCATTACATCTTCTCCGTTATCTACGGCTGGATCTTGAAGATTAGTTGTACAAATTGATTGATAACCTGTTGGTAGATGTTGAAAAGGTTGTTGCCCAAAGTTTATTGTATGGTCTGTAGTACCGGCTCCATCAAAGCAACCACCGAAAGGCAACCATACTGTATTAGCTTCTATGCTATAAGCTGTACCTACTGTTCCGTTTTGAGACCATGAAATTTCATCATCGTCTAAATTAATTAGGCAACCAATAATATTTCCTGTAGCAGGAGTAAAATCATAAGTAATATCTGTACTGCTGTTATTTGCTTGATATTTAGCTGTGTCCATGCGTAAAACATGTCCTGAATCAGCAGTACCGAACTGTTTATCATCACCAACTGAGTAAGCAAGCTCAGCAGGAGCTATTCCACATGCTCCATTGACATCATTAGCCATATCACACTCAAAGTAATATTTACCAGAGTCTCTAATGGCAATTGTTGCTAAACTTGATCCTGTATCAGTACTCCCTGCTGTAATTCTTAAATTACCTCTTGTTACAGCAAGTTCTGTAGATGTAGCTAAATTATTTAATATTGCATAATTCCCGCCATTATTTCCTGATGTTGCAGTGTAGTTTGTAGTTGTATCAACAACACTGTCAGTGGCTTCATCAATGTTAGTAACACTAAAATTATTGCTGTTACCACTTCTATCTGTTCCAAGAGCAGCAGCACTGCTGTTGTCGGTAAAGTCTAAATAAAAACCATTTGTTCCATATGTTCCAGCATATTCAATTGGATCCCAAGAGCCAGTTGTACTGTCAGTTTCACCAAAAGAACTTTCGTCAAGTGCTTGACCATCAATAAAATAAAAGTCAGTTAAATAACCATCAAAGTCTTGAGTGTTTGTACCATATCGACCAATATCGTGTGCTGTAGTAGAAATATTCCAATAAGTTTCGTAATTTTGTGCTGGATAAGTTGCGGATTTAAAAGTTTGCTCAACTCCGTTAACGTAAACTTTTATTCTGTCAGTATTAGTTGCTTGAGTTGTGTCAATAGCAACTACAATATGATACCAAGCACCAGTATCTGTGAATTGATTATCAAGGATTACACTTAGCTGAGTAGTTCCTCCAATTCTTGAATAAATATTTAATCTATCTCCTTCACTAGTATCTAATTTAATATGTGCACGATTATCAGCGTCGGTATAAGTACCAAAAATACTTCCATCAGTTTCTAACTGCTCTGTGGGCTTCATCCAGAAAGACACAGTAAATGTTCTTCTATCACCTGCAGATGAAAAAGTTTTATCAAGATACGTGTCTAAGTCACTGCTAAAGCGTAAACTTCTCTGTTCGCCAGTGGTTTCTTCAGCAGCTTGTCCTGCAGCACCGCCAATAATTTGCCCAAAAATACTCATTTTGTTTGCCTCTTATCAGGAATAAGCACCTGTACCAACACAATGAATACTGGTTGCTGTTCGCACAATATAATCTAGTCTACTTACTGTATCTGCACCACTTGGAACAGCAAAACCAGATCCGTCAATAAAGTCCCAATTGGTACCATATGCAAAAGAATGGCCTCCAGTGCCATCTTGAATTACAAAAATTGATCCTACTTGACCAGGGGTAGCATTAGTCGGATTACCTAATGTAGTACCACCACTTAGAACAAGATTAAAATTACAAGAAGATGCAAAGTCTGGTGTAGGAGTTGAACTCCATGCAAGGTTAGCAATTTCTGCTACTGCACCATTTTTAGCAGTAATAACACCTGATTCAGAAATGGAAACTCGTTCAGTTCCTTGAGTTGTGAAATTAATATTCCCTGCCGCTCCGGTATAAATACCGGTATCAAGATCACCAGTAAAAGTAATGGAAGGAGCTGCTGCACTACCGGAACCAAAAATTCCAGTTGCTGCATTTAATGAACCGGCTTCAATATTTCCTGAAACAATAATGCCACTACTAAAAAGACCGTCACCGCTAACAGTAAGACCACTCTGGACTACTACTGTTTCAAATGTTGGATTAAGATTAGCGCTGGGAATATCAGTAAGTCCTTGCCAAGCCCCATCACGATATCCTTCAAATACTGTTGCTTCTGAGTTGAGGCGAATCATGCCTTCAACAGCTGTAGGACGTTGACCTGAAGTACCTACTGGAACTGTCACAGCACCAGTGCCACCTAATGCAACACCAGTGCTGCTGACAATGGCTCTAGCTGCACCTCCAATAGCAACACCTACTTCATTTGTTAGCGGGGAATAAAAACCAGTATCAACATCACCTGTAAAAGTAATAGAAGGAGCACCGACTGCTCCGGATGCAAAAATACCAGTAGTTGTGGTGATGCCGCTAAGAACAACTAAATCACCATTAATAAACGTATTACCACTAACATTTAGTCCACCGCTAACCGTGTTTCGATCAGTCAGGCTAGACACGGTGATAGTAACGTTACCCTCACTAGGAGAAACGCCAGTGGTATACGTTATATAGTCAACCCTTACTTCCCCGTATTGTGGCATGATCTTATCAATACATATTTGTTATTCTACTTTAGGCCGACCAAATTGTTAAAACAAAGCGTCCTTCACTATCACCTGTACCTGACTCAATAGTCATTGCACGGTTTCCATTGCAAGATGAACTGATACGTTCTCCTGCATCATTGTAAAAGCCTGTATTGGCATCACCAGTAAAAGTAATTCCAGGGGCACCTGATGTGCCCCAAGGGAAAGCTGCTTGTCCGGAGAAAACAGTTAATCCACCAGATATTTCTGTGTCGTTTTGAACAATTAATCCGGATGTAACGATATCACCGGAAGCGGTAAAATTACTGGTGCTGAAATTTTGAACTTCTGCGTCAGTAAAGATACCTGTTGTTGCACTGACTAAGACACCGGTAATTGTGGTGCCAGTAATATTTACAAAACTACCATTAGTTGCGGAAACAGTTGTTCCGGTAATTGTCCCACCGCTAATTGTGGTTCCAGTAACGTTAACGTAGCTAAGGTTTGTACCAATTGCAGTTGCTGCAAGTGATCTGTTAAAGACACCTGAAGTAAATTCAGCAGTAGTTCCAGTTACTGTTGTAAATATTCCGGTAGTAGCAGTGACATTTCCTGTGGCAGTAATGTTTTCTTTTACGTCTAAGTTTCCTGAAACAACTAAATCACCAGAGAAAGATAATTCTTCTAGGTTAGCTACACCATCAACAGTAAGATCACCACGAACAACAAGTCCGCTAACATTACCTGATTCAGCATAGATATTATTAATACCTGTGATGGTGGTTGCTCCATCGCCAATAATGTCTCCGCTGACTCTTACATCATCAGTCGTAACAACATTACCTGTGACAGTAATTCCACTTCTAAAGTTAGTGGTGCCGTGCTGGTCTAAGGTACCGCTATTAACAATGGAGCTAGCAATATAAAGTTCATCAAAACGTGCTTGGTAACCAGATACGGTATATCCAGAAAGATTGGTAAAGTAACCATAAATACCAGTGATAGTATTTCCGGTAATAGTCCCGCCAACATTTAAATCGCCATCAATAACACCGCTTCCACTAACGGTAATACCACTTTGAACAGTAAAATTACCACTAATAGTTTGGTCTCCACTAAAACTTAAAGCTGCAGCATTAAGAGTAGTGACGTTAATCAGGTCAGAATTAATAGTTGATAGGTTGGCAGTTGTGCCTGTAATTGTTCCAAACGCTGCGGTAGTTCCTGAAACTCCTTGAAAAGTACCTGTTGTAAACGCTGCAACAGACCCACTAACAACATTAATGTTCGCTGTTGTTCCGGTTAAGGTGTTGGTGTGAATACCTAAAGAAACAAGTTGGGAAATATTACCGCTTACACCAGTAAGAGTTTGAGCAGTGAGTGAGTTATATGTACCGGTATCACCTGTAATAACAGTACCCGAAATGTAATTAAAATCACCGGAGGTAACATTTAAAACACCAAAGTTACCTGTATCCCCTGTAATTGTCCCACCGCTGATTGTTCCTGCAATTTCGTTATTAGCTGAAAAAATTCCACTAACACCAGTAAGAGTTTGAACTGTAAGTGCAGTATATTGACCGGTGTCACCTGTAATAACAGTGCCAGAAATGTAATCAAAATCACCGGAGGTAACGTTTAAAATGCCAAAGTTACCTGTATTACCTGTAATTGTCCCGCCACTAATTGTTCCTGTAGTTGAAATACCCGATGAAAAAGTACCACTGGTAACAACTATGCCTGTTGCAACTAAATCTTGTACGTCTAAATAATCAAAATAACCTGATACTACGTCTAGACCTTGATTAACCGTAAGATTATAAAAAGTGCCACTAGCACCACCAATAGAATCACCTGTAATAGTCGTACCAGACAGGTTATCAAAATAACCACTGGAAAAATCAATGGTTACACCTGTTGCAATTTCAAAATTGCCTGAAACAGCTTGTAAATAATCAGTAATTGTATTATCAATTGTGATTTGATTGGCAACAATATTGCCTGTTACTGTCAGATCAGTGCTGATATTTACACCGTTTGTAAATCTAACGCCACTTTCAAAAAGCGCACTACCACTAACGGTTAAATTATTTTCTAATACAGTGTTTCCGCTAACTTCTAAATAACCAGAAACCAAAAGGTTCCCAACTTCAAACGGATCTATTTCGCTTGTATTGACATAATAAGTATCTAAATAATTACGAAATTCTGAAAACGTAATTTTTTTGTTTCGCAGAGCAGGGTCAACTTCAAAAACATCAACCAGGGTTAGTACGTCCTGGTCGACGATATCCCCAGCTTCAATTGAGGGAAATTGAGTTATCTTTCTATTTGGCACCCTGCTCTAAGCCAAGTCCTAGAACTATTATAAAGCGGCTTATTTATCTCGAATTTCAATCCTTGGCAGAAAATCAGTAGTAAATTTCCACAAGGCTTGTCCTCCTAAAACAATACCAGCTGAAATAACAAAAACAACAGCAAGTTCAGCCAGAGTCAAATTACGTCGTACATAAACAACCTTTTGTTCTGGTTGTGGTACAGGTTGTTGAATTTGAGGAATAAACTGAGGAGCAGGCTGAGACACAGATTGAGGTGCTGTTACTTGTGCAATTGCATCTTGCAAAGCCTTCTCTCGCATTTGTTGAAAGTTCATTTGCGGGCGAGGAGGCTGAGGAGGAGCAGGAGGTCGCTGCGTTGCAGCAGAAAATTCTGCAGGATTTGAATACCTAGGCCCTTCTGGATCTTCGTAATAAGCTCCTGTTTCAGGAGTGTAATGAGGTTGATTACTGGAAGGGACTTGATCTTCCATAAATAACACAGTATGTTCATAGAAACTGTAGCATTATTTCTTACATATGTCGGAGCTTATTAAGTCACTGGATTCTATTTCTAGTGAGCTGAAAGGTATTAGAAATATTCTGGCGTCTATGTGGCATTCTCGTTACAAAGATGGCGATACCGATCAAGTTAGTCCTGAGATTTATGCTGATGAATACATTTCTACAGAAGAATGTGCCAAACGCCTTGGCGTAACTGACCAAACAATTCGTAATTGGATTTTACAGGGTAAGAAAAAACATAAAGCTGATTTTGCTGGTTGGGTTCAAGGTATTCATTATGTTGTTATTCCAACGGGTCCTAAAAAACAAATCGTTCGAATTCCCTGGAACCAATTGATTCTGTCTTATCAAAAAGGACCGGAAGCTAGTCTACGTACTTTTGATAAAACCTCCAATCATTTATATACGTCAGATCGACGTAAACATTGGGACAACGTACCTAAACCCCGCCAAGAGTGATATGCCACATCGTTTTGATTATATCGATATTGATATGCTTACTCTTAAAAACTATAAAGAGAAGCTCCCTGAAAGCTTGGCAAAACAAGTTGAAATTTTTATTCCTCCTTCTGGTTCTTTTGATGACGCAACACTACGTCGTTACATAACACTGATTAAAGAATTTGAAATAGAAGATCCAAATAGCAACATGACATTAGCTAATCGCTTGCGTCTTGCTTTTGCGGATATGGAGCCAGACACTATTTGCAGTAGGTTTCCCAATGCAGACTTGCCTTTAAAACGCAGGCTTCGTTGTGTAGCTGAATATCTTATTCGTGCTGGCGAATTTGATAAAATGCGTGACGAAAATGGTAAGCTAATCAAGAAGCGCGGTGTTTTAGGTAAAATGGTTGTCATTTATCAACCTTTACCTAAGATGTTGGCAATACTGCAAAAACAAAGGCTGGTATCTAATGAGTAGACGAGAAGATTTAATTAAATCAATTTGTGGCAAAGATTTAGAAGGCAATAGTGCAAGGTACGCCGATGCCACTATCAAGTTAATTCTTGGCGATATGGGTAAATATTATGTGAAATTCTGGAATGCTGAAGGCCCTGGTGTCATGGTGATGGAGCCTAAATCTGAGCGTTCAATGTTTTGGCTGACTTTAGAAGAACTTCATGCTGCTTCTGAAAAAGCCGAGGGCGAATTAGCAGAAACATTTAGCACTATTCTTCAATCTGCCCAAAAAATTAATCCAGAAGCTGGTGCGGCATACATCATCAACGATGAAGAAGGAATGCGCTATTTTGTTATTGATTACAATGAAGCTTCTGCGTAATGGCAGTTAGACGTGGTAATACAAAAAGTGAACATTTTGAATGGATAAGCAATCGTGATTTGGTTGACTCTGCCCATATGCTTATGGGTTCGATTGATCTCGATCCTGCTAGCAGTGCATTTGCTAACAAATACGTCGGTGCAAAAAAATATTACACCCCAACAGATGATGGTTTAAATGATGCGAAATGGCATGGGAATGTCTATTGTTTCCCGCCATCTCAATCTTATTTTTGGGATAAAAAAAATGACCGCTGGAAGCCAACGCGAGGATTGTCTCCTACATTAACTTCTGGTCACGCGTTGTGGTTTAGAAATATGAAACGTAAATGGTTAGCGGGAGAATTTGAACAGGGTATTTATTTTACAAATTATGTTGATTGCATTATGTACAACCAGGACATGTTTGATTTTCCTATGTGCATCTTAAAAAGTAGGCCTCAACTTATTCGTCATTATTATGCAGATGATTCTATTGAAAACAGAAATACAGGTGTGAGTTTAATTGTGTATATGCAACCAAGAGACAGGGTGGCTGAAGCTACCGAAGAATTTGTCGAGATTTATTCTGAAAAAGGCAGGATTCTCGTCTAAGATATTTAAACTTAGGCAAGGCAATGTCTGTATTAAGCGACAAGGAGATCCGCAAATTAGCAGAGGAAGGGATGATTACTCCTTTCCAAGATCACCTTATTAATAAGGAGAATGATGTCCCTGTTCTCAGCTATGGACTTAGCTCCTATGGTTATGACATTCGTTTGTCACCTAACCAGTGTCTTTTATTCGGCGGTGTCCAACACGGAATGTGTGATGCCAAAAATTTTGATCCTGAAATTTTAAAGGAGACCGAACTCCATGAAGACGAGCGAGGAAAGTATTTTATTATCCCTCCTTTTGGCTATTGCCTTGGCGTTGCTGTTGAACATCTGGCTTTACCCAGAGACGTTACCGTTGTTGCCGTAGGTAAAAGTACATACGCTAGGGCAGGAATCATGGCAAACATTACTCCAGCTGAAGCTGGTTGGGAGGGCCATTTAACTTTGGAAATTAGCAACTGTACTCCACTGTTTAACAAGATTTATGCCAATGAGGGTATTTGCCAACTCTTGTTTTACCAAGGAGAAGAATGTGAGGTGGACTACAAAACACGGAAAGGTAAATATCAGAACCAGCCGTATGAAGTAGTCTTTAGTAAGGTCTAGCGATCAATAATACAATCTATTGGTTGAAGACCTTGGCTTATCTGCATAGTTAGTTGAGCCAGCCTTGCCGAATCGATCTCCTTCGATAAAAGCAGGTGTTTGTCCTTCACGATTTCTCCATGGACCATCGTATTGACGCTTCCTCTGAAACTTTCCAGCTGAGCGAGCTGACTTTAAGAACCTATCAACACGACGCTCTTGCCCTTCGCCTGCTGTGTCCGCAGCATACGCAGTTTCCCTTACATCCTCTGGAAGCCTACGAATGTCTACGCCATAGGCACGCCCAGGGTTGAGATCGTTTACATCGCCGCCTGAAGAGCCTGCGTCAAGGAGTTTATCGTAATTCTTTGAATATGCCATATTAGAATTATAGGTAATACAAATCGGCTTTTTATATCATGGATTTTTTATCTGCCTTTATGGAAGGTAATGATGAATTAAAACAACGGATGACTACTTTGGATACGTTTGGTCAACCATTAGATAATGAAGCTAATGATGTTCCTTTGTACGATGAATATAATCGTGGATTGACATTGACTCAACAAGATATGTCAGATAGAGTTAATTTAAGTATTGATCCAAGGGCACAACCCCGATGCGGACTAACGGGAATGATTCCAAGTGCAGAGATGGGAATCATGCAGGGAGCAGAACCTCAGCCGAGACAATTAGTAGTGGACATGGGTCAACTGGCTCCGGAAGAAATGGAAGTAGCAATGAACAAGCAACGGAAACTGAGAACTGGTTTCAACCGGTCGGGTCTGATGTAAGTGAAGTAGAGATTAATGATTGTCCAGGGGGTGTATGCCCTGTCCCCTGGGCAAAGAAAGAAAAAGATAATGTTAACCACCCGGCTCATTACACCGAAGGAAGTATTGAGTGTATTGAAGCCATCGAAGCGCAATTAACACCAGAAGAATATAGAGGCTACCTAAAAGGTAATTGCGTAAAGTATTTGTGGAGAGAAAAGTATAAAGGGGGTATTGAGTCATTACAAAAAGCTCAATGGTATTTAAATAAATTATTGGATTTAAAATAAGAATAAAATAGGTTTCTATTTATGGCTTCAGAAGTTACTATTCCTGGATTTCCTACTCCTTCTAGACCTGTAAACAGAGTTAAAGTATCAGTTGCAAAATCTAAAAGGGACCAAGCTAAGTCTTCAGTGAAAGCTGCTAAATCAAAGGTTTCATCTTTAAAGGCAGGTAAAAAAACTGCAACGGGTACGGCTAAGAAAAAAGCCGCTGCAAAACTTAAAACAGCAAAAGCTGGTTTAGCAGAACGTAAAACTAATTTAAAAACTGCTAAGAAAAATTTACAAGCTGCTCGTAAAACTAAACCCGGTACACCCACTGGCCCTCGTCCAACTCGTCCGACAAAACCTCGTCCAGGGACCCCCGATGGTCCTACAATAATGGTACCTAAAGGTACAACGCGTAAATACGATACCTATTATCCGTCAGGGTCCCGTGGTCCTAGAGGTCCCCGTGGTACAAACGTTGCAACAGGTGGGCCTATGCTACCTGCAAGTAAAACAAAAGGTCCTAAGAAAACTGCAACAGGTGGGCCTATGCTACCAGCAAGTAAAACAAAAGGACCTAAGAAAGTTTATAATGAGAAACCTATGAGACCTAATCGCAAGGGTAAAACAACCCGTGGTCGTAAAACTGTTGCAAAGCGTCGGTAATGGCTAATCCAGATTATTATGATCTGCGCAAATTACGCTCGTTGGTAGAAAAGCCTAAGGGTAAACCAAAGGCTAATCCAAACACGAGCGTATTTAATAAAACAACGGAACCTAAGAAAAAAAAGAAGAAAGACTAGTCGCGTTGTCGCCAGTCATCTGTTTTTTCTCTAGTGAACCATTCAACAATTTCTTCCGCACTGGCAAAACCGGTGCGGTGATTTTGTGGATCTGGATCACCTAAATCCATGGCGTTCATAAAACTATCCAGACTATCTTTAACCATGTCTGGGTTGTTTGCAATACGCCTTGCTTTACGCATCATCTCACCAGCAGATCTGTTGGCTTTTGCTAACTTTTCTGCCCAAATCATATCCTTGAGCTGAACTTCTTCGTTCTTTGCAATCCTGCTACAGATGTACTCAAGACGCAGTCGATATTCAGTTGATAACACTGGTTTACCTCAACCAAAGAAAGGCTGAGAATCGTCTTCATCCTCAAGAAGATCTTCTTGGCTCATCATTGTTAAAGCCAGCTGAGCAAGTTCAATATCAGTAGGGATATCAAACTCCATCTCAATATCTTCTGCTTGGAGCATGTCTTTGATGGCTTGAAGCTCCATCAACCGTTTGTGATAAAGATTAAGAAGAGCAAGACGTAATTGATCCCACGTCATCTCTTGTGAGGCGATTTCAGCCTTTCGTATTGCTAATTGGAGATGCAAAGGCATATCCATTTCTCTCATTTTATCGAAACCGCCCATTTGAATATGAATCAGCTTTAAACATTCTAAGTCCAAGCAGTAAAAATGGACCGTAATTCTTCTTCCGTAAAATCCCTAATTTCTCCTTCACTGGAATTAAAATTATTAGCAAATTCTGACAAAGTATATGGATCAATTCTTTCTTGTAATTCACGTATTGCTTTTACTTGTTTAGAACTTGCTTCATAATTTCTAAAGGCAGCAAGAAGAATATCGTCTCCGCTCACCATAGATTCATAGCTTTCTTCTAAGAACAACCTTGCTTCTTTGCGTCTGCGATCCAGCAATCCACCAATAACCTTGTGGTTTTCATCGAAAATCCACTTGTTCATTTCATGGGCTACTGCGACATAATTTTCATTCTCACAGTAATCAATAATGTTGCTATAAAGAAAAGGTTTCCAACCGACTGAATGGATAAAAGAGATTAACGCATTTTCCATAGATCGGTCTAAACCGAGATTTTGACCTTCTAGTTCATCAGCAATAACCCGTACTTCATATAGAAGGTACTCCAAGGCTTTTTCCTTGGTGCAACAATGACCTTTCTTTACAGGAGTGCCATCTGGATAATAGGTAGTGCCATAACCAACAGTATATGGTTCGCCGCCAGTTGATGGATCAGCAAAAGCTCTTTCATTAAAACCTTCAAAGGTTTTAATAAGCTTTAAAGCTTCGCTATATGGATACATAAACTAGCGGCATATCCAACTAGTTTATATTATTTTCCTTGTCCACGATGTTTTTTGCGACCATGATTTTGCTTTGAATGTTTTCCTTGTCCTTGACGCGTTTTTTTAGGAGTGCCTACAACGTAGCCACCGCCCTTAAGATTTTTGCTCATGCATCTAAAGAAGCTTCACATAAGATACTAAACAAAAATAGTTTTAACTGTTGATAGTTAACCTGTTCTTCTGGTGGCCTACGTGGTGAACCAGGCCACATTTCTATTGCATCACATACAGCTTTATATAGGGTTCTAGTATCTTCTAAAGAAAGATCAAAATTTACGCTAATCAATTAATTGTACCTGCGATAGAATTTATTTAAATAATAGTATCAAGTAATGGCGGCAACTTCGAGGGGTGGGCGTAAACCTCAAACACAACAACGTAAAACTGCAAAAGCTACTAAAAATAAAGCTAAGGCTTCAATAAAAGCTACTAAATCATCAGTAAAAGCTAATAAAGCAAAAACCAAGGCTTCAATAAAAGCTACTAAATCATCAGTAAAAGCTAATAAGCCCAAGGTTAGGGTCAAGCCAGATGGCCGTCTAAGCAAAATAACTAAACCAAAACCTGGCGTCAAAAAGAAAACGAGATGGTCGGCCCCCTACAATGACGGCGGCGGTCGTTATCTACAAGCAGTTGACACAATCAAAACAAATAAAGCTGGTAAAAAAGTTAAAACCACTATCAATAAAGTAAATGATAATAAACTTGTTACTACTTACAATCCAAACAAAGAAGGTAGATCGGTTACTCGTAAATTGGATCCTGTAACAGGTAAAATCAAGAAAATTACTTATACAGTTACAAATCCTGATGGTACCAAGCAGCGCACTGAACATCCCGGAAGCAGTTTGGTAACAAAAGCAAAGAATAGAATTAAAAAAGCTACTACTGAAACCAAAGGTTTAGCAGGTAAACATAAGCGTTTGGTAGAACGTAGACAAGAACGTATGAAGCAAGATTTACCA